ATGGCTACAGTTAGTTTTTATCTCGACACAAGGAGGATGAAGAAAAATGGGAAATATCCTGTGAAGTTGAATGTGTTCCATGTAGGACAAACAATCATTTCCACAGAATTTGAAGCGACTCCTGAGACATGGACTGGAACGGAATATAACAAGAAAGCGCAGAACTGGAAGACTAAGAATATAGCATTGCGTAATTTAATGAACAATGTAGAGCGCAGGTTGTATGAGCTTAGTGAATCTGGGCAATTACGGAAAATGGATGATAAAAATTTAAAGGAAGACCTGAAACGTGTGATGACAGGAAAACCTGAAAAGGAAGAGCGGACATTATTAGATGTGATGCGTGAGTTCATAGGAACAAAGACAAAGAACAGCACCATTTCATGCTATGAAGGGACAATTAATAAAATTGAAAAATATGACTGTGGTTGTACGTTTGATATGGTTGACCGTAAATGGTTATCCGATTTTTATGCGAACATGAAAGAGTCTGGAATGAAAGTGAACGCTTGCGGGGTTCACTTGAGGAATATACGTTCTGTATTCAATTACGCTATAGATGAAGGATATACTAATGAATACCCTTTCAGAAAATTTACCATACCAAAGGAAAAGACAAGAAAACGGAATATTGACGCAAGAAGTCTTGCCATCCTTCGTGACTATCCGTGTGAAGAGCATCAGAAGAAATATCGCGACATATTTATGCTGATGTTCTATCTTATAGGTATAAATGCTATAGATTTGTTGAACGCTAAGGAAATTGTCGGTGGAAGGCTCGAATACAGACGTTCTAAAACTTCAAGGTTATATTCAATAAAAATAGAACCTGAAGCAATGGAGATAATAAACAAATATAAGGGTAAAGATTATCTTATAGATGTGTTAGATAGATACGGTAATTACAAGGACTTCTTGCACCGCATGAACGAAAATCTTAGGAAAATAGGAGAAGTGGAGCGTAAGGGTCGTGGAGGCAAGAAACATATCAATTCATTATTCCCTGAAATTTCATCGTATTGGAGCAGGCATACATGGGCGACTATAGCGGCAAGTATTAATATCCCTAAAGATGTGATAGCTGCCGCATTAGGACATGGACAAGATTCTGTTACTGATATTTATATCGACTTTGACCGCAATAAGGTAGACGAGGCAAACCGAAAGGTTATTGACTTCGTGAACGAAATTAAAAATACAGAAAATATTTAATGTGGTATATTTACCATAATAATCTTTTGTAATTAAAATGGTGCCGGAATAAAAAGATTCCGACACCATACTATGAAAACAACTATGAAAACTAAAGTAGCTTATAATTAGTTATTTACATCTTTTGAAAGCATAATCAGATCTTCTTGTACTGAATTGGTTGATTTTACGTCCGCTTCAAGTTGCACGGATTGAAGTTTTGGCATGACATATGCGGCAAGGTCTATGTAAAGCTTGACCTTGTCTTTCGGCTCTTCAATGCTTTCCCACGCCTTTTCTGCTTCTTCCCACTTGTCTTCAAGGAATTTGGCAATCCTTGCACGGAGAGGGTTTGCCACTTTGTTTTTCGTGCCTTTCTGCCTTCCTCCATATCTTAATCCTTTTGGTGCTCCTCTTTTCTTCTTTACTTCTTGTTCTTTATGTTCTTCTTCCATATTGCATTTTTTATATCCACGTTGCAAATCTACTTATCTATTTTTGATGCATAACTATAAATAATGCATTATTATGGGATTAATAGGAGGAATAGTAGGGGCTGTAGGTTCTATCGCCAGTGGCATTGCAGGAGGTATTGCCGGTAGAAACGCTAGAAAAGCCAATGAGAGGATAATAAATCAGGCGGAACAACGCGCACAGAATTGGTATGACCAGGAATATAACAGTGACTTCACACAGCGTAGCGACGCACAGGCAGCACTGAACAACGCAAGGCAAATACTTGACGAACGCTACAACCGGACGCAAGGTTCGGCGGCTGTGACAGGTGCTACAGATGAAAGTGTAGCGCAACAGAAAGAAGCCAATAATCAAGTCATTGCTGATGTGACAAGTAATATTGCTGAACGTGCTGATGCATATAAGGAACAGGTACGTGCTAACTATGAAAATCAAATGGCTAATATTGACCAGCAAAGACTTAATCTTAATAATCAGAAGGCACAAAATGTAGCTAATGCGGCTGGTTCTGTTGCTAATGCTGCCCAAAGTCTCGGAAGTGTAATACCAGTGTGAGGATATGAATAGATTACAAAGGATTCAAGAAAGGAAACAGGCTCATCAATATACTCAACCTGCTATGGATGAGACAGGAAAGTTACAACCTCCGGCACCTGCGCAAGAGCCGGATACCCCTAACTTTACCAGTCTTGCAAAACCTTATCAGCCACACGGAAAGATAACTTATGCTGAATCGGGAATATTGCCTACCATGGCATCTTCACAGGCTTACCGGAATGATGCCCTTGCAAGCATGAACGAAAGCCAATTCGATAACCTGAAGGAAAGGATGAACGCTTCCGACAAGGAATATTGGAGGGCGCAAGTAGAAAAGAATCCAGATAGCATTTACTCGAATACGGCATTGATGCTCGCAAGTGATGAAACACCTGATGAAAAGAAGAAAAGGGAAAGACGTGAACAATTAGGACAAATAATTGCTAACGTCGGGAATCTAATAGGGAATGCTGCCAATCTGTATTACACAGCACAAGGTGCAGAGCCTATAAATCTTAATTCTTCCATGCAGAAAGATAATGAACGTATGGAACGCATAAGGGCAAAGAGGCAGGCTGCACAGGAACAGGCGGACGCTATCCTGAGAAATGCTAAGCTTGCAGACCTTCAAGGCGCAAGGGAACTTGCAGCACAACGTGCAAAAGCGCAAGCAGAGAACAACCGGTTTATGCTTAACCTTGCATTGAAACAGCAGGAAGCCGCTGCAAAGGCGAGACAGCAGGAATCGGACAATTCACGTAAGGATAAGGAACTTCAAGCGAAGTTGGACAATTGGAAAGCTCAGAATGCCGAAAGGGCGAGACATAACAGGGCGATAGAAAGCACGTATGAATCGGGTCTGTCATCTTCTTCCTCATCAAGAAGCCGGAGAGGGCGGAATGCAGGCGTTAATTATCCGGTAATGCGTCTGCGCAGTAACAACGGTCAGCTATCAAATGAACGTTACGATTTGAACAATGATGAAGACGTGCTCCGCATGTATGGACAGGGTGTAAAGCTCGGAATTTTTCCTGATGTGCTTCATGGAAATGATGATTACGGATTAGGAATTGGAAATGAAACAGATCTTAGCAAGCTTAATGTAGATGACCTACGCAACTACATCATTTATATGACAGGCAACTATCAGAAAGTAAATGATCAAAACGAAGCACGTAACGTGTTCGACTCTTCTCCCGCACAGGATAACATGCCCCCATCTATGAGGACAAAGAAAATGAATGACAATGTTCCACCATCAATGAGAAAATGAAAATGAACGATAATAAAGAAGATAAGGAATGGCTTTACGGGAAGCTGAAAGATAATGGTCTTTCAATCTCATACGATGATTTTGACAAGACACTTTCCAATGAAGAAGATAGGAAATGGTATTATAACAAGGCATCGGGAATAGGATTGCAGGTTGGCTCTTATGATGACTTTTCAAGAATGTTTGGCAATGTTCAGACTGAACCTGACCAGCAAAATCAAACTGCTGACAGAACCGAAATGAATGGAAGTTCAACTGTTCTGGTTCAACCAGAATCAGAGATTGAATCGATGCAACGTCCTTCACTACGCCAACAAGTAGAGGGGGTTAATGGTTTCCATATTCCTTCGCAAGCTGAGATGCAGGCGAAATTTGATGTGAATGGGAACAGGTATCCAAATTTTTCGGAAAATATCAGAGTAGCCGCTAATTCTGGTAGCCTTGATAACATTGTTAATAATGAGGAAGAAGGCAGGCTGAATGAATCATTCAAGCCGGCATCTGTAAATAATCAAGGAGACATTTATCGGAATTATGCCAGCCGGTTCAGTAAGACAGAACGAGGCAAGCAGCTTAGCGATGAACTTGCTTCCATACAGCAAGAGGTGTCAAGTAAATATGCTGACCAGTATCTGAAATCTAATGAGTATAGGCAGCTTGCAAGCCAGTACTCAGGGGATGAACTGGATAGGCGTGCTAACGAGCAATTTGATGAGCTTTACGGTAAACGAATACAGAATGACATTGAGCCTTACCAGCGGGCATACAGCAACGAGGTTATGAACCGTTACGGAAGCAATATAGAGAAGGAATCGAACGAACTTGTGAAGAAACAGGTCGGCAAGCAACTGAACGAGCTTTCAGGAAAAGTGGACAGCATGATAACAAAGCGTGGTAAACAGCTGGAAAAAGAAAGTGAAGGGAAATGGTGGCTTGATCTTCCTCGGGGCGGTGGCGGAGCTGTAACCACTACCAACTTCGCATCAAACCAAGGTCGCAACTTTGACCCTGAATACCAGCAATTACAGGCAGCAAGTTCGCTGATAGACAATTCTAAGGACATTATTAATGAGGCATCGAAAAAAGGGAATACCAACTTTGTAGCTGGTCTTGGTCGTGGTATCCGTGATTCTTTCAATGCGGACAACTGGACGTTCGGGATAACAGAATTGGCTAAGAATATGAACCTGAATCAAGTGCTTGACAAGTCTGACAAGGGGGAACAGCTTTCAGAATCGGAACAAGCATTGCTAGATGCGCTTGTTACGAATATGGCTGTAAACGCCTATTATTCTTCTGATTTAGGAAAAGGTTATCAAGCCGGTCAGACAACAGGTGCCAGCATACCTTTTATGCTTGAATTTGCTGTTAATCCGGTTTCTGCATCTGGGAGTGGCATTGCGAAGAGCATTCTGCGTTATGGAGCAAGGCGTTTCGGGCTTGCATCCACCCGTGGTGCGGTAAGAAAAGCTGTACTTTCAGGAGCAAGGCTTCTTGGAGATGCGGCGGCCGCAGCGGGAATGACAGCCACAACCGGAATGCCTGGCGTGCTTGCTGAAACGCAGCAGCGAATGATGGGTGATGTATCACCGGAATATACGGAAGAAGGACGTGCCGCATATGGTGGCAGACAGAACCAGCAAGGTGCAGGAGAGGCTTTTGCAAAATCAACCACTTCCCATTTCCTTGAAAATCAGTCTGAAATGGTGTTTAATGCCTTCCCAGGCATTGGAGAAGCAATAGGAAAAGCTATACCCGGAGGAATGACGGACATCATAAAACGTTTCGGGAACTCACGTATCGGTCAACCCATGCGTGATTTATACAGGGAAATCAAGAGCAACGAACTGTTGCGGAATATCGCACAGCGCACGCAGTTTCACGGGTTGGGAGAAGAATATATGGAGGAGGTTTATAACAATTTCGCTTCCATACCCTTGGGTGACATGACGTTTGAGGATGCCATATCATTGGACAATAACATCAATACCCTTCTTGGATTGGCTCCTACCTCTGTCGCTTTCTCTATGATTGGTTTGGGAGGGCTTGCCCGTGAACGGTATAACAACCGCAGGAACATGCGGCGTGCGTTCGGGAAATTTACTCCTGACCAGCAGCGTATGTTCAACGATTTGCAACAGAAGTCACGTCAGAACGGGAATGAGGACATCAAGAATTTCATCAAGATGACCATTGAAGACCCTGACCTGACACAGGAACAGAAACGTGACGAAATACAATATGCGTGGGAGATTGCCCGGAGCAATGCCATTGATGACATTCAGGAAGAGGAAACGCAGGAACAGGTGGATGCTGAGAATGCGGACATAGATGACCATACTGACCCACAGACAGGAATGTATACGGAAATGGACCGAATCATTATCAATGATGTGGGCGAAGAGGTACGTATACCTGGGTATAAGACCGGTGAAATAGGTGGAATGCCGGTATGGGTACCGGAAGGAGATGATGTGACTCCTAAAAATTCTGTTGTCCTGAAGCCCGGTGAATGGGACGATGGGACACTTCGAAGTATGCCGGCAAGTGAAGTGAAGGCACAGAATGAAGCGATGATACGTGAAGATGTGCAGGTGCAGGCAGAACAGGAAAGCGCATACAGCCCTGATATTCCACCCTTGCAAGTAGGTACTACATTCCAAGACAATACAGGTACATACGAAGTGGTTCAGCAAAATGCTGATGGAGGTTGGCTTGCAAAGAAAACAACAACGGATGAAAAAGGGAATCAAAAAGAGGAGATTGTACCTGTAGACGAGCAGGGATACAGGAACATCATGCAGGCTAATATTGACGCGGAAGAAGAAGCGCGTGAGAAATCAAATCAACAGAAAAATGAAATAACACCGAATCAGGATGTTATCAACAGCGCAACTCCCAAGGATTACATGAAAGCCAATCCTTCTATTGTTGAAGGATATATTACCACTCATCCCGAGCAGGTGCAGATAAGGTTGAATGACGAAGTGCAGAAGACAGCAGATTACCTGAACGGGAATACGAATGAGAAAGGGTATCTTTCCTCAATGGGGTATGTTGACAGTTATTTGAACAGCGCAAGTGACGAAGAAATCAGTGAGATGGCAAAAGAGTTGTCTGACAGATACCGGCCTTATCTTAATATCAGTAGCCAAAACCAACAAACAAGCGACAATGGTTTCAATGTGTTAGAAAATAATGCTGGAAATGCGGTTGATACATCGGAAGGACAAAGCAATATGTCAGAGCAAACGGCTCCCTTGCAAGACAACGGGGAAACCTTACAAGCTGATGCAGGACAAGCGTCACAGCAGGAAGCAGCCAACGAAGAACCTGTACAACAGCAAGAATCGTCTGTACCTGTGGATGAAAAAGGGAATCCTCAGTATTACCGTGTTCCGGTAGATGTTACACTGAAATCCATAGCGGACGAGCAACTGGAGCCGGAAGAGGTGGACGCTTTCATAGAAGCAAACCAAAAGGAAGCTGACAAGAACTTGAAGAAGGTTCAGGATAAAGCCCCGAAAATGGGAACAAATATCGCTGCATACAAGAAAGCCAAGGCGGAATGGCAGGAAAAAGTGGCTGACGCACAAGCGCAGTCGGACTACTGGAAGCAGGTGAAGGATGAGTTGACATCCATCCGTACACGTCCGGGTGACACGACCGCACAGGAGATATTGCAGTTTGGAGAGCCATTGAATGGTGATGAACTGGCTGCAATGATGCTTGGCAACGGAAGCTTACCTCTTCTTAGGGAGAGCTATATGGGAGAACTTGGTGCTGGCAATAAGGAGGCGCAAGGAATGTTCGGACTTTTTGCTTCCAAAGAGAACGGCGGCATGACCATAGAAGAAGCAGGAGAAAGGCTGATGGAAGCTGACCGTGAAAACGGGACACACTTTTTTGAACAAAACGATCCGAATGCCGGACGTAACGCTATTATCGATGTGCTTTCTTCTGCAAGGACAAAAGGAGACTTAACCCGGTTTATCCAAAACAACCGTGAACGGATGGCGGAACAGGAAAGACAGGCTGAATATGCTGCTTACGAAGACTGGTGCGAGAGTTACATGCATATGACTGTACCCGAATATGAAGCTTATCAGGATTATATTATGGAAAATAATCCGTATGATGGTGTGGATGCTGCGGAATTAGACCATATCTTTGCGGAAGCTGAACAAGAATATCAAACTTATTTAAACGAATCTGAAAATGGACAAGGAACAAATGAAAGCGGAGGCGGCGGCGTGCGTGGAACGCCTGAACGCGATGAGCAAGGAGGAGAAACTGGAATACGGGAAGAAAGCATACCGGTTCTGTCTGGAACACAACCTGTTCTTCAGGGGCAAGTACAAGGACGAGTTGGCGGAACTGAGGAAAGACCCGGCGAAGCTGATGATGTCGTCCGTGATGCGGATGGAAATGTATCAGAAAGTTCAAGCAGAGAAGGAATATCAGTCACTGAGCGAGGAGGACAAGGAGATTTACGATATCCTTCAGGACGACAGCAGGATAATTCATCGCAGGAAGCCGTTTCAGAAAAAATAACTCCTATTGGAGAAAGCGATTTTGGATTTGTATATGACCAATTCAAAGGAGATGCACAAGGAGCGATACGCCAATTGATAAAGATGCAAGATGGAGAAGCGCTAGGTGCACTTCATCATGAAGATATTGGTGATATAGATTTGGTGTGGGGAAAAGCTGGTACGAAAAAAAGTGATGGTTATGGACTTGCTAAGTTAGTAAAGTTCCATCCAGAAGTATTGGATAATCTTCAAAGCATACTTGATGGTATGAGCGTAACAAAACGCTCTGAAAATAGAATACAACTGGAAGATGCAAACTATCAAGCAGCCGTACGCCTAACGTGGAATGGTGAAGAAAAAATATGGTTGCTTACTGCTTTTAAGAAAAAAGAAACGTCTGAACCAACTAACAGTAGGACAGACGTTGATAGTAACCTTAATGGTGTGTCGGACGACACAGCTACCCGACACAGCTCGGACGTTCCTTCTGAGAGCAAAGATAGCGAATTGCCTTCAAATAACCAAGAGGAAACACGTATAAATATTCCTAAACTTCAAGAGGGTGAAAATCTTCTTGATTTTGCGGAACGTGTCGTGAAGAACAAGGAGATAGATGATGCACGCCGGCATGTCGAAGTCAATCCTACGGATGCACAGAAAGAAGCCGGCAACTATAAAAAAGGTCACGTTAAGTTGGACGGGTATGATATCACCATCGAGAATCCGAAGGGAAGCGTGCGTTCGGGCGTGGATGCAAACGGTCAGTCGTGGAGCGTTACAATGAATAATGATTATGGTTACATCCGTGACACGGAAGGTGTGGACGGTGACCATATTGATGTATTCCTTTCTGATGACCCGACAACGGGCGATGTGTTTGTCATCGATCAAGTGAATGAAGACGGTACGTTTGACGAACATAAGGTGATGTACGGATTCAAGTCTGCACTTGCAGCAAAACGAGCTTATCTTGCTAACTATTCTCCCGGCTGGAAAGGGCTCGGAACTATAACAAAAGTTAGCAAGGAGGAGTTCAAAAAGTGGATAAATAGCAGTCGCAGAAAGACCAAGTCGTTTGCAGAGTACAAGAGCGTGAACAAGGATAGTGAGCCGGTGATGCGTCAGGTTGACGTTGAGGGACTAATGCAGGCTATCAACGAAAACGGAGAAGCCAAGTTGAGTGACCATTTTGTTATGGGCCGCCCCGGTCTGACCGAAAAGGCAACGAGCCGGCAGACTGAAAGCACGGCACAAGAAAAAAAAACTAAAAATTCTGGTCAGTTCGGACTTGTCAGTGACGAGCGAATGGAAGAATTGAAAAAACGACTGAAACAAAAAATACTCGGTCAGATGAACATGGGCGTAGACCCTGAAATTCTTGCCATTGGAATGGAACTGACAGCCGGCTACATTGACCGTGGCATTAAAAAGTTTGCAGATTATGCCAAAGTCATGATTGACAGCTTGGGTGATGACATACGTCCCTACCTAAAAGCATTCTATAATGGAGCGAGAGACCTACCTGAAGTGCAAAAAACAGGGCTTGCGGATGAAATGACACCCTATGACGAGGTGCGCACGTTTGACGTGGCCAACTTTGACAAAGATGTTCCTAATATATTGGATGCTGCGGAAACGATAGCAAAGGAGCAGGAAGTAGAACAACAGGCTGAAACAGCCAAAGATATATTGACTGAGCAACGGGATGCGGGAATCGATGGGTTGCGTCCGGCTACGGAGGAAGATATTGAACAAAATCCAATTGTATTCTATAATGGAAATGGATATGGTATCTTGATGGTAGTAAGAACCGGCGAACAAACCGGTCCGACTACTTTCGGGAAGTCTCGTATTACCGGTGTCGTTCTTCATAATGGAAAAAGCGTGCCATTGAAAGATCTAAAAATAAGAGATACAAAACCAACTACGACAGAACAAGAGGAAATCAGCGAGAGTGAAGTTACCTCCGAAAAGAATACTCCAACAACAGAAAAGAAATTGAAGTCGAAGAAGAAAAGAGCGAAAAAATCTGTATCTTTGTCATTGAATGATTTATTTAACCAAACAGAAAAAAACAATGAGCAAAGAAGTACAGAACCGGATAGCAGCATGGGAAACCAAACACGGCAAGAAGTTGAGCGAACTGAACAACGAGGAACTGACGGAAGCTTGCATGGAGATAATGAACCTAACGCGAGCGGAAGCGGAAGTATATCTAGAGCAGCAAGCACAGGCAGCAGCCGGAATGCTGTAAGGAACCGAAACAACTATCATTTTCCCGAAAGCGGAATATCTGTTCCCCAGGGAGAGATAGCCAAACTGAAAGCAAATGTGGAAGCTATCCGCACGCTGAAAGAAATTGAAGCAAGCGGACAGCCTGCCACGGATGCACAGAAAGAGATTCTTTCTAAATATGTAGGTTGGGGAGGACTTGCTAATGCACTTGACACAGAAAAGTACAATCAAAGGGATTCTTATTTTAAAGATATTTCTTGGAATAGTAAATATTTGTCCTACTACGAACAACTGCAAGAACTTCTTACTCCTGAAGAATTTCAGAGTGCGGTTCAGTCCACAACGACCTCACACTATACCCCATCGAATGTTATAAAGGCATTATGGAACATTGTTGAGAAGAGCGGATTCAAGGGCGGAGAAATTAGTGAACCGGCTATGGGTGTGGGTCATATAATAGGTATGATGCCTGAATCCATCAGTGGTCAATCAAATATTAGCGGTTATGAAATTGATTCCCTTTCTGGAAGAATCGCATCGAAACTATATCCGGATGCCAACGTAAAGGTGCAAGGATATGAGACATCTTTCTCTCCCCAAAGTAAGGACTTGGTCATTACCAATGTGCCTTTCGGACGTCAGGCACCCTATGATAAGAAACTGGACAGAACCCTGAAACGTAGGTTGGGCAATGCTTATAATCTTCATAATTATTTCATCGCAAAAGGACTTCTTGAATTGAAAGAAGGTGGAATTGGCGTATTCATTACATCGTCTGCCACAATGGACGGTGCGGACAGCCGTTTCCGTGAATTTGCGGCAGGGAATAATGTAGATCTTATAGGAGCTATAAGATTGCCGAATGATGCTTTCCAAAAGAATGCAGGTACTAGTGTAACAGCGGATATACTTGTTTTCAGAAAGAGGAAAGCAGGAGAGGCATCAAACGGGATTGACTTTATATCGACCACACAAATAGGTGAAGGTAGATATGAAGAAGACGGTGACATGCGTACCAAGCCCATTATGGTAAATGAGTATTTTGCTGAACATCCTGACATGATGCTTGGCGAGATGATGACAGCGTTTGATGCAGGAAGCGGGGGATTATATAGCGGTGCATCGCAGACATTGAAGCCGAAAGAAGGTTCAGATTTGACGAAAGAACTGGATGATGCCATTGGTAGGTTCCCTGAAAACTTCTTGGGTAATTATGCTGAGCAAGCTGTACGAGATGGAGAAGCGAAGAAGTCTACCAAATTAAAAAACGGTACAATCACGACTGAGAATGGTAAAGTGTATGTGGCTTCAAACGGTGAACTTGTTCCTATTGATGTGAAAGAGACCTTTACATTCAATGGGGAAACAAGGAAAACCGCTGATGCCGTGAATGATTATAACAGCCTGAAAGATACACTAAAACGACTTATCCATGCGGAGCAAACCGAAAAGGATAATCCGAAAGAATTAAGAAAGGAACTGAATGATAAGTATGATGCGTTTGTAGGCAAATACGGCACGTTAAACCGTAATAAGTCTTTAGATGACGTATTTGCAGAAGACTATGAACACAATTTGCCATTGTCGCTGGAGGATGTAAAGCGTGTTCCTTCTCCAACGGGAAAATCTATGGTATGGCAGGTTACGAAGGGAAAAGGCATATTGGACAAACGAATCAGCTACCCTATTAATGAGCCAACGAGTGCAGAGAACTTACAAGATGCCGTGAATATAAGCATATCTTATAAAGGCGTGTTGGATATTCCTTATATGGCTAAACTGATGGGTATTAGCAAGGAACAGGTAACACAAGAGATGCTTGAAAAAGGAGCAGCTTACCGTGATCCTGTTACCGGTTCGCTTGTTGACCGTGACAGCTACCTGTCCGGTAATGTACGTGAAAAATTAGAAGAGGCACGTTCGGCAGCTGAAAGCAATCCTGAATTTCAGAAAAACGTAGATGACTTGATGGAGGTTCAACCCGAAACCATCCGCTTCGGTGATATCAGTTACAGGCTTGGCACTCCTTGGATACCGGTGGAATTTGTCAATGACTTTGCTTTGAATGAACTCGGCATAGCCAATACGGACATACAATTTGAGCCGTTGCTTAACGAATTCATCGTAAGCAAACGAGCACGGATTGATGATTTTGCCAAATCGGGAATGTTTAAAACTGGACGTGTAAATACTATTGATTTGTTCACGGCTGCACTGAACCAGCGCAAACCCAAGATTTATGATGAAAGGATTACTTACGGACCAAATGGGAAAACCACAGAAAGGATTCCTAATGAGGCGGAAACGCAGGCAGCCTCCGAAAAAATCATGGAAATATCGGATAAGTTCATAGAATACATTGACGGTAAAACTGCTATTCATCGTGAACTTGAACGCATCTATAATGACAAATACAATAACTACAGGTTAAAGAAATACAGTCTTCCTTCCTTCTCTCATGTAGAGACTGATAAGTATGGGAACAAGGTGATGGTCACTCACTATCCGGGGTCTAACACCGAACTTTCAATGAGAGAACATCAGGCTAAAGCTGTGCAACGTAGTTTACATGAGAGTACGCTTCTTGCTCATCAGGTAGGAACCGGAAAGACGTTTACCATGATAACTACAGCTATGGAAATGCGTAGGCTGGGACTTGCGAGAAAACCTATGATTGTGGTGCAAAATGCCACACTGGAGGATTTCGTAAAAGATTTCTATCGTCTATATCCATCTGCAAACGTATTGGCACCAAGCAAAGATGAACGAAGTGCGGAAAACAGAAAGCGCCTGTTCAATCTGATAGCTACCGGAGATTTTGATGCTATCGTTATTCCTCAGTCTTTCCTTGCGTTTATACCGGATGATGAGGGAAGAAAAGCGGAACTTATCCAAAAACGTATAGAGGATTATGTGGAAGCGATTTCAAAGACGGATGATTATGCCTTGAAACGCAGACTGGAGAAAGAAATGCGAAATTTAAAGGACAATCTGGAAGTAAGCGATAAAAAGGCTAAGAGAAGCACTGTGAAACAGCGTGCCAATGCAGCGGAAAGAGCCAAAAGCAGGGCTGAACGTGTGCTCGATAGGCGTACTGATGATGTGATGACCTTTGAAAAGATGGGCATTGATGCATTGTTCATTGATGAAGCGCATAATTTCAAAAAAATAGGTTTTGCTACAAAAATGAACAATGTGAAAGGTGTGGATTCCGGAGCATCCCAGCGTGCCAACAGTCTTCTTTTGAAAGCCCGTTGGGTGCAGGAGAAGAACGGAGGCAGGAACGTTATCCTTGCAACCGGCACACCTATTACCAATACGATGGCAGAAGTCTGGACGATGATGAATTTCGTATCGCCAGATATTCTTGAAGCCTACAACATACAGAGTTTTGATGACTTTGCTACTACATTCGGTACAGTTGAACCTTCTTTGGAATTTACTGCCACAGGAAACTTCAAAATAGCCGACCGTTTCAAAAGTTATGTGAACGTGCCTGAATTAGTAAAAGCATTCAGAAGTCATGCGGATGTAGTGCTGACCGAAGATGTCAAGGAGTTCCAGCAAAAGAATAATATTCCAAAGCTTTCCGGAGGTAGAATGGAGAATGTGGTCATTGACAAGAATGAAGACCTTGAAGATGTCATGCAGATGTTGGTGAAAGAGCTTGAGGATTATAATAAACTTACAGGTGCCGCAAAACGTGAAAAGAGTGCTTTGCCTTTGGTCGTATTCACTAAAGCTAAGCAGGCGGCAATAGATTTGCGTCTTCTTAATCCTACTTACGTTGATAATCCGAACAGTAAGACAAATCAAGTGGTAAGAAATATTGTCAAGTTCTATCAAGAGAGTACTCCGGAGAAAGGTACGCAGCTTGTCTTCTGCGACAGTTACCAGTCGCCCGGAGAGAAACCGAAGATGGATTTGTTCGATTATGATCCGGATGTTCCACGCTTCAATCTGTATGAGGACATAAAGCAGAAGTTGATAGCATCAGGCATACCTGAAAAAGAAATAGCGATTGTCAATAACTACGATGGAGAGCGTAGAAAATCGTTATTTGAAAAAGTAAGAAACGGAGACGTTCGTGTATTGATAGGAAGCACAGAAAAAATGGGTGTCGGAGTCAATGTACAAGATCGCCTGTTTGCGCTTCACCATGTGGATGCGCCTTTGCGACCAATGGATTTTGAGCAGCGTAACGGACGTATATTGCGACAAGGAAATCTGTATGCAACATGGGATAAGCCGGTTCATGTGCTTACTTACGGTGTACAGGGAACTTTAGATGCTACGGCATACGACCGTTTGCGTGTCAAGCAGGAGTTTATCAATCAGATGATGAAAGGAAATACGGACAGCCGTGTAATGGAAGAGCAGGATGACGAAGACCCGTCCGGAATGACATTCAGTCAAATGGCTGCAACTTTAAGCGGTGACAAAACTGCTCAACTCTTGTTTGCTGCACAGAATAAATTGAAACGGTTGAGGAATTCCAAACGGAGCGATGCCAATAGTAAAAGTGCAATGTCTGATTCCATCAATGCTGCTAAAAATCGAATAAGCGTGCTGAAAAATAGCGAAAAAGCATACGAACGAGCATTGGAGATTGTAGACAAGAATTTCCCTAATGGCGTTAAGAAACTTTCTGTTAACGGAATTACTTTTACAGAAAAATTCGGTACGAGTATTGAGCCAATCATTGAATCTTATGATGATGCCTATAGTCTTAATAGAGGTGAAGCACCTTTGCGAATCTCATTGAATGACGGTTCGGCGGAAATAATTGTACATTTCAATGATGGACGTATGGTTTATGAATTGTATGCCGGGAAAGAACACATTGTTGATAACCGTCAGTTTAACGGAGGAAAAGGTCTGATGTCAAGCATTGATTATCAGCTTGAGTCAGTAAAGAAAAATCTTTCTGAGGTTAGGTCGAATATTCAGGCGCAACAAAAGAAAATAGACGGATTGACAAAAGCTATCAACACTCCTTGGGGACGTGAAGATGAATTGAAGGAATCTGAAAAAGAAGTGGAAAATCTTAAAAAACAGCTTGAAAATAAAGCTAAAGAAAATAACGATAGCAGTAAAAGAAATGATAATGTTTTCTATCGTCAGGGTACTGGTGAAGTCAGTGATGATGAGCTTAGCAATGAGAATGACCCGATAGCTAAGATGTTGGGTCATTCAAACCGTACAAGAAGGAAAATGCGCATATTCTCTAATCGTGAACGCCAGCGCATGACGCAACGAGTTCAGGAGCTTGCCGAGAAGTTGCACCTTAATAATGTGAATATCGTGACGGATTCCAGCATATTGGATGGTCAACGTGCACGGGCTAAAGGATTCTATAACCGTTCAACCGGTAAGATTACCATTGTCATACCTAACCATACAAGCGTATTTGATGCGGAACAGACGCTGTTGCATGAAGCCGTGGCACACTATGGATTACGCGAGTTATTCGGTGAACACTTTGATACATTCCTTGACAATGTATACAGGAATGCGGAACCGGACGTAAGAAGGAAAATCGTAGAGCTTGCTCAAAAGAACGGTTGGAACATGGATACCGCTACTGAGGAATATCTTGCATCATTGGCGGAAGACACCAACTTTGATGATATCAGTGCAAGCTGGTGGGGAAAAATCAAAAGTCTGTTCCTGCATATGCTTCATCAGATAGGATTTAGAGATTTTGATGGAGTGACCCTATCAGATAACGAATTGCGCTATATCCTTTGGAGGAGCTATGAGAATCTTGCGGAACCAGAAAGGTATCGCAGTATATTGGGAGAAGCGGCTGATATAGCTAAGCAAAATGAGTTGAAGGTAGGTAATTATGCTTCGGATAATCATGAAGCAAGCAATGCAGCCGAAACATCCGATTTGTATCGCATGACACCTGAAGGAGAAATAGAAGACGGAAGTCGTGACGCTTATAACCGTTCAGTGACAGGAAACCGTTTCAAGGCACAAGAAGCTTACCAAGATAGTATGCTTTCGCTTAAACGGTTACAGGAAGTGGTGGAAAGATATTCGGGAAAAAAGCTTCAAAGTTTTGAAAATGCCTATATGGCTGAAAACCAGATGTCTTCGAAGAATACACGTGAAAAAGAAGTCTATGGAGAGAAATTCTTCAAACCTATGATTAAGTCTGTTGGCGAACTTATGAAAAAGGGTGCGTCATACGGAGAAATCGTAGATTATATGATTGCCAAACACGGGCTTGAACGTAATGAATCGTTTGCTTACCGGGATGCAGAGCTGCAAACGGAAAGGAGATTCTCTGACAAGTATAAGGAACTGGAGAAAATGAGCGACAACGGTTTACTGACGGATGAAGAATATCAGAAACGAAAGGACAAACTGGATAGTGAAAAAGCATCCTATTATCAGACTCGCGTGTCGAAGAATCTAGAAAAAGATTATTCGGGACTAACGGCACTTGCCGTTAAGCATGACGTGAATGAAGAAGCGTTCAAACAACATGCAAAGGATGTAGTATCGGATTTTGAAAGCAGGTTTAATGCTTCTGACCTGTGGAATAAGGTCAATGCCGCTACTAAGGAAACGCTGCGAAAGGCGTACGAAAGCGGTATGATGAGCAGGGATACATATAATAAGGTGCGTGGACAGTTTAAGTACTATATCCCGTTGCGTGGATGGGATGAAATGACAGCGGAAGATGTGTATGAATACCTTAACTCTGAAACTTCTCCTGTAAACTCTGTATTGAAATCAGCCAAAGGACGGAAATCTCTTGCGGACGACCCGTTTGCTACTATCGGGAACATGGCTGAAAGCGCTATTCACCAAGGGAACAGAAACCTGATGAAACAGAACTTCTTGAACATGGCTATCAATCATCCTACTGATGTAGTAACCTTGAAAGAGGCATGGTATGTGCAAGACCCGTCAACCGGTGATTGGGTCATATCCTTTCCGGATATACAAGACGGTGACAGTGCAGATGTGATTGCCGACAAGATAGAAGAGCATGAACAACGCATGAAGGAGCTGGAAGAAAACGGAGAGGCCACAAAAGTAAAGGACGGTTTGAATATTGATTACCGTATCGGTATCAGGCAGGCTCGTGAACATATCGTGGATGTAAAAAGGAACGGTAAGGACTACCTGGTATTTGTAAATGGCAATCCACGTGCGGCACAAGCAGTAAACGGTCTTACCAATCCGGATGCCGAACCTAACAAATGGTTGGCTGCCATCAGCAGGTTTAACCGTGAACTTGCTGCCAACTTTACCAACCGAAATCCTGCATTCGTGCTGAGTAACTTGTCACGAGACCTTATTTTTTCCGTATCGGCTGTTGGCATTAAGGAGAACCCGAAGTATGCCACACGGTTTGTACGAAATATACCAAAGGCTATGGCTGTTATAGCAAGGAATCTGAGAGGAAAAGGAAATCCGAATAATGCTGATGACCGTATGTTTGAAGAATTCCTTTCCAATGGTGGAGAAACCGGATATACCATCATGAACAGCGTTGATGAGTATAAAAAGATGGTACGGCGTGAACTGAACAAAAAGGAGATTACCGAAAAAACGGACTACTTTAAAGCGGTACGTGCCAGTGTAAGTTTCTTCAGCATGATGAACAGATGGTCGGAGGATGTTTCGCGCTTCACAACCTATATGACTTCACGTGAAATGGGAAGACCCATTACGCAGTCTGTGAATGATGCCAAGGAGGTAACCGTAAACTTCAACAGACGTGGTGCAGCTGCGAAAACAAGCGGCGTGTTCGGATGGACTGCCGGTATGTTCAGAAACCTTTATCTGTTTTTCAATGCCGGCGTTCAGTCGCTCGCCAATTTCGGAAGACTTGCCAAGAACAACCGTAGGGCTTTCATTACTACCTTGGCAGGATTTTCGACAGCCGGATTCATGGTACCGGTACTAAATGCCATAGCTATTTCATTGACTGGTGACGGTGATGATGATTACTACGGGAATCTTCCTGAATGGGTCAGAAGGAATAACCTTTGTATCTATGTTCCCGGTAGTAAAGGAAAGTTTATTACCATTCCTTTGCCCATTGAACTTCGTGCCTTTTATGGACTTGGTGAGATGGCTTATCAGGAAACAATCGGTAAAGAAGGTAGTAGCGGCGGACAGATTGCATACAAAGCAATCAATCAAATTACCGAATTACTTCCGCTTAATCCGCTTGGGAATAATGGTGACATTGTATCAACCATCATGCCGGATGTGTTAAGTCCTATCTGGCAAGCATACAAAAACAAGGATTTTACAGGGAAACCCATTTACCGTAAAAATGCCTTTAATGAAAATATGCCTGAATGGACAAAAGCTTATAACAGTACGGCTGACTGGCTTGTAGACTTGTCTGAATGGACAAATGAACTAGCCGGGGGTGATAAGTATAAGAAAGGAGAATTGTTTTTGAGCGACTGGAATCCTGCTATTGTGGAACATCTGTTTGAATCCTATTTCGGTGGAATGGCGAAAACAATCAACCAGACGGCAAAAACGATTGGCGGTGGAGTGGAAAGTGTATTTACTGGAAAGAAAAGCGATGAATTGCAATGGTACAGCACTCCCGTATTGAACCGATTTGTTAATGACGCCAGTGATGACCGTTCTTCTTTCAGTAAGGTAAACCAGCGTTATTATAATCTTTATGATTTATATAATGAAGTAGGAAAGAACCTTAGAGGGTATTCGAATGAGGTAGCAAGGGGAAACCTTGACTATCTGGACAAGTTGAGGGATTTGTATCAGTCTGATGACTACAAGCGTTATCTTATTTTCAAGAATAACAAGAAGGTGATAGACCGTATAAAGAGGATTGAGAAGAAACTTCCCGAAGACGCAACAAACCAGAAGGAAATGATTCAGAATGACGTGAACAAACTCAAACGTTCTCTTGTGGAGCAAGTAGAGAAGATGGTTCCATAAAATAGTAATGCATGGCACGTAGTCATAAAAGATTGCGTGCCTTTGCAATTTATATACCTGTAGAGTAAATACTATTTATTTGTTTTGCGGTTAAATATATGACAATTATGCGAAGAAAACTTATACCCAAAAACACGGTACCGCAGGTGGATACGGTGGCATACGATAAGGAAATGAGCCGTCAGGGAAGGTATATGGACATCCTGTTCCGTGCCGCCCGTGCGTGGGACTGCATGGAAGAATTCAGGAAGAACCGTGAGCGTAACAAACGGTACATGTATGGTGACCAGTGGGGTGACATGATAGAATATTGCGGGCGAATGATAAGGGAAGAGGACTATATCAGGATGCAAGGGAATATACCTTTGAAAAACAACCTTATCCGCAGGCTTGCCCGTACAGTTATAGGCACATACCGTAACCAGAGCAAGATGCCTGTATGTATAGCCCGTGACAGGGAAGAACAAAAATTAGGTGAAACAATGAGCACCATACTGGAGTACAACAACAAGCTGAACGAAAAAAAGGAACTGGACGCACGTATGTTCGAGGAGTTTCTGATATCCGGTCTTGCTGTGCAAAAAGAAGTGTATTCCTTACGTAACGGAAGGCAGGATTGCTGGACAGACAACGTGAATCCTAATTTCTTTTTCATGGATGGGCAGATGAACGACATCAGGATGGATGATGTCTCTATCATAGGGGAACTGCACGACCTTACTTTCGGGCAGATAGCATCCGCCTTTGCCCATAACGATTCAGATTTGAAAAAGCTGGAGGATATTTACAAGAAAGCACGTAACCGGGATGTGTTCTCCAACTACATAGACACTTTCCACCGGAATGCAAACGAATATGTATCTTTTCTGCAACCATACGACCTTGCTCTGTGCAGGGTGATAGAGGTATGGACGCAAGAACAACGTAAAGCATTGTGGTGCCATGACTACCTGTACGGTGACGCATACATCGATTCGTACAATAATCTTGCGTCAATCAAGGAAGAAAACGCATCAAGGCTTGAGGATAACCGGATGAAGGACATGGACGGCAATTACATCCTTGATGAAAATGGAGAAATCATGTTGCAGATGCCGGTGGATCAGGTTCCGCTTATTGAATATGAGTATATCATTGAGACGTACTGGTATTACCGTTATCTTTCACCATTCGGCGATGTGCTGGAAGAGGGTGAATCACCGTATGCACATGGAGAACATCCTTATGTTGTGAAGGCTTATCCGTATATAGATGGTGAAATACATCCGTTTGTAGGAGATGTAATAGACCAACAGAGGTATATCAACCATTATATTATTCTTAATGATTTCATTATCAAGGCTTCGGCAAAAGGAGTTCTGATTGTGGATGAGGACAGTATACCGGATGATTTGAACATTGAGGACATTGCGGACGAATGGACACGCTTCAACGGAGTCATCAAGCTTCACCTGAAAGACGGTGCGAAAGCCCCGCAACAGCTGGTGAACAGCAGCAAGGTTTACGGGATACAGGACATGATTACCTTGCAAATGCAGCTTATGGATGACGTGTCGGGCGTACACGGGGCATTGCAGGGAAAGACACCCTCGTCCGGTACGTCGGGATTGCTTTACCAACAACAGGCGAACAATGCTTCCACATCTATTGTAGACATACTGGAAGTCTATTCTTCTTTCCTCGTTGCTGATGCGAAAAAGAAACTTAAGAATATCCAGCAATTCTATGATGAGCCGGTGACGATAAAGATTGCCGGAAGACAATCGGTAGTCCGTTATGACCCGCAAATCATGGGAGGTGTGGATTTTGATTTGTCCATTACGGAAAGTTATGATACTCCTGTATACCGTGCGTTGAATAATGAATTGCTGATGCAATTGCTTAATGCTCAGCAAATCAGCCTGGAGCAGATGTTGCAAGTAGGTTCATTCCCGTTTGCCGACCAGTTGCTTCAACTCATCCAGTCGCAAAAGCAGGAATTACAGAACCAGCAGCAACAGTTTACCGCACAACAGGGCGTAGCCTCGCAGCCGGTCCAGCAACCTGCCCAATAATAATGAAGTTTATATAAGACGCCGCACCTGCGCTACATAATTGAGCCAGGCACGGCGTTTCTGTTTCTTCTGTCTGTCGGTCAGTCCCCCATTTCCGAAACGGTCAGTAGTGTAATAGAAAGATTCCATGATGAAGTCTGTCTGTGTTACCTTATTTGAGAACATGCCTGATTTTCTCATCCGTTTGATGTCAGACCAGTTGCATACTCTCAGCTTGTGATGATAGTCAGGAATGACATAATATCTTGTTCCCTTTTCATTATTCATCCTGTCGGCTGACTTTATAGCTTTTTTCAATTCTTTGTCCGCTTTCAACAATATGAAGAAAGCTTTAATCCTTTTTGTAATGCTCATAATTATCCGTTTTTATATACTTGCTTCTGAAATGAAATCCTGTTTCTTCTTTTTGGATTTTGGTTTTACGATTGCCGGAAGTTCCATCTCACAGAAACATATCCAAAGTCCTATGGCACGTACCATGACCATGTCGTCGTGGTAACCTTCCGCAGCTTCAAATTTCCCTCCTTCCTTCTTCTGATAGACGGAGCATTCCGAAATGGCATCAATGTTCCGTTCAATGTATGAATGGTCCCGCACACAAGCAACCATGTTTGTGATAATGGTCGGTTTAGTTTTTCGGTTGGTGTGGAATCCATACTCCGTGGTGATACCTTGGGCAATCTTCGTTTCGGATGCCTTACGTACATACAAGTTCCTGTAAAAGGAAATCTGGTTGAAAATAAGTTCGGACTGGTCTCCGTCCGTATCGTTGTCCTTTGTCTCGATGGTGTTGCTTTCTATAACTAAGTAGGCGTTGTCGTAGAATGCGGCTATTTGTACTGCTTTCCATGCAAGAAGGTCATGGTCTATATGACCATGCCATTCCGCCACAATCTCAGGAGAACCTCCGTACATCATCCAATATCGGTCTATGACAAGGATGTCTGAAAAGTCGGCTTTCTTTCCACGGCCTCCCACATCGACTATGACAAGGTATCTTCGTGATATGCGTTCTTTTGTTTTTTGCGGAAGTGACCACACTTTCAGGAATCCTTTTGCGTCTTCGGAAAAGTGAAGGTTTCTTACCGCATTTTCTCCTTTTACTGCATCTCCTTGCACCTCTCCAATAAATGACGGATTCTTGCAGGTTGATTTCAGAGTGTCGAGGTGGTATGCGCTGAACACGTTGTTTCCGCTGTTTCGGAAAGCTTCCACGTCATCGGACGGGTATTCGGACATCATATCTTCGTGGTCGATGTAGTCTTTCCTCTTTTCTATATACCATTTTATGCTTTCGAATGTCGCACCCAATATCCAAAGGTGCCAGTAGTATCTTCCGGGGTCAAGGCATCCTTCAGGCGGATTATCGTTGTCCTTGTTTTCTATAAGCCAACTGGCGAACGCCTTTTTGTCCCTAATCGGCTTCTCGTTCCTTTCTGCACGGAACCAAGGTATGAATACGGCGATACGGTTACTTTTTCCAGCCTTCGCCTGCTGGTATGCTCGGTAGAAAAAATTACCCATACCGTTTGCGGTCGATTCAATTACTTCTATGGTAAGCGGCTCCATTAACAATGAAGATGAAATAGAACGTATGATGTCTTCCGGCTTTTTCCCTTCTGTGTCTTCCCACAAACCCACTTCGGAGTAATGGACGCATGATATGTCTCCACCTCGTCCGGCATTCGGATTGTTGTACGTTCCCACTGTTATTACTGTGTCGCGTGCCGTCTTTATGTTTGTCCCTTTCCCGTATGTAATGATGCTGTCGAGTTGTGAACCTTCGTAAGGGGTGAAGGAAAGTTCCGCATCGTCCGGACATCCAATAAGCCAAGGGGGAAGTTCTTGAAGCATTTTGCTGTACATCGCCTTGATTTTACGTGAAGTTGTTCCGTCCTGGGCGACAATGGCGGAATACCATCCCTCCTTATGGAACAGTTGTATCCATGCTATGTAAAGTTGTACCAGCGTTGAACCTCCCCACTGACGGGCTTTTAGAAGGATGACACGAATAGGACTGCCTGCCAGGCGCATTTGTTCAAGTACGTCAAGCATATAACGCTGTGGATAGGAAAGCTTGAAATGGATGTTTTTCCCACCTTCCTTGTTCTTGATTACATTGTATGCGTATGCATAGAAAGGAAAATCGTGCTTACATCTAACCCTTATGAACTGGCGTACCACATCCTCTTTTGCATTTTCGTCACAGTCTTCACCGTATCTGCGGTTGCAGAACTCCTCGATGCTTCCGGCTTTTATAATCATTTTTATAAGCTTGACATCCAGCATCGTTACAGGAAGAAGCATCTTGTAAGGTACCATGTCTGATATGTATACTTCTCTCCTTTCTCCTACTGAACCTTCTCCGGTAATCGGATTGAAAGGTGCATGCATTTCCGCATATCTCCTGTTATTTTCTGTTACAAGCTCTTCTGTATTCATCAAACAATTCTTTTAAACGTGCAAACGATATGCCTAATAAAAATGATGAAAGATGTACTCCAAAGGATATGTTCGGAATGAAAGCCGTGGCTATATTTGCCACAGCGAATAAAACCCATTCTACTCTGTCCATCCTTATACAGAATATACGGATGCCAATCATTGCATATATGACTGAACTGAATCCTACGCTCCCATTAAAGGATGCAAAAGTGGCAGGAACGGACAACAAGTAAGCGACAGTCAATTCTGAAAATGAAAAACGCATCATCCAAATGACGTAAATGTTTACAGCCAGATGAAATATGTTAGCATGGAAGAACTGGCTGGCAAAATGGGTATATCCACAGCTATATAAAGAAGCTGTCAAGTCTTTTATGTCGATTGGCAAAAGAAAGGCTGACAATAATATGGCTGTCAATACTATTTTGACGTAAATCGTTTTACTTTTTCTTCCCGGCATTTCTTTTTCATTCTCCTGATTATGTTACCGGCGACACGCTGGCTCATCCCGAAGCATGGTGCCGGATGGGTTATCACTATTTCTACAATATGTTTTTTGGGCATTTCCGGATGAGTTTCTCTGAACGTGCAAAATTCTTTATATAATGCTTTGTAGAAACGTATCTTGTTTGCCTTCATATAATTTATGGATTCTCCCTTTTCCAGTTTGTTTATGACTACGCAAGCTCTTTCGGAAGATACCCAGTATCTTGACGCATTGGAATTTATCACTTTCTGAATAAGACCGGTGATAATGATTCTTCCATACATTGAAAGCTGCTTCTCTAATTGCCTGTGGTATGCATCAAGCAGGTCTTTGTCCCTTTGTTCCGAAAAAGCGAATACATTACCTTTCTTCCTCATTATTATTGTTTTACGTTTCTGCACTAACAAAGTTACGAAATTTATTCAAAGTGACATTTTTTATAGTCGTTACATGGGGATGCATAGGTATTTTTGTGAAAAGGTAAAAAGATATGGAAGAAAAGGATAACACTCAAAATGCTGAAAGCCAGTCTAAAAAAGGGAAACGTGATGCGTTTATGGAAAGGTTCGCAGGGCGTTTCCCCGATGTGGACGCCACAAACGAAGATGCGTTTTACGGTAAGTTGAATGATGAATTTGAAAGAATTGACAGAAGTGACGCCGCCCAAAAGGAACTGGGTAACCTGTTGGCAAGTGATCCAAGAAGTGCAGGTTTCCTGATGGTGATGAGAAAAGGGGGGAACCCGATGGAATATCTTATTGAACAATATGGAGATGATTTCAGGGCAGCCCTTAATGACGAGACGAAAGCCAAGGAGTTTTCGGAAGCGTTCTCAAAGTATGCGGAAAAGCAGGCTAAGAACAAGGAACTTCAAGACCGGGCGGAGGCAAACATACAGAAAATGCTTGATGACCTGGACGCGGCTAAATCAGAAGGTAGTTTTACGGATGATGACGCTACAAAAGCCTATTCTTATTTGTATGGTGACGGTGGTCTGTTGGAACGCATTATTACCAATGACATCAACAAGGATGACTGGATGATGCTGATGAAAGCGGCTAATTATGATTTGATGAAGAGTAATGCTGAAGCACGGGTAAATGAAGCACGTGAGGAAGGCGAGATAGCCGGAAGAAATGCTAACATAGACATGCAAAAACACAGAAGAAGCAAGACTGAACGTATGCCGAGCGACCTTGCGACTGCCGGTGGAAACGTAAGGGAAAAGCAGAAAGACCCGCTTATGGAAACGCTGGACAGGATTACGGAACGGCATAAGAGCGTTTGGGAGGATTGACAATAAAATAAAAACAATAACGGATAAAATGATGAAGAAGATGGAAAAGAAAGGATTATTTAAAATTATTGGCAACGTCCTGATGTTGCTCGTTGCCATTTTTGCCAGTTCGCTTGCTGGTGTTTCGATGGCTGTCGCAACAGCCATGGGAGGCGATGCACAGGACATGGGTGACGGTGGAAAGACGATTTCGGATGCTGTCGGTGGTGCTACGGCCACAACAGGCATTGAACAGACGAAAGATGAAGACCCTGATTATTATTCGAAAGAGGTGGACAAGCGTATTACAAAAATGCGCCCTATGCGTACCCCTATCGACCAGATTACACGGAGCGCGACAACCATTTCGAAAAGCGGTTCAATGGTCGTCCAATATTACAGTGTATCGACACGTCCTATCAAGACAACTGTAAAAGCACAGGTAAACGCCATGACAAGCGGACAGGCTTCTACGACTGTACAGGTGGACGATTCAAGTATTTTCAGCATTACGGATACTATCCGCGTAGTGGGTGTGAAAGGTTATAAGTCTGACGGTACTACGGAAGATACGAAAGACTTGATGCTTTATGTGGTTGGTAAAAATGACGAGACAGGATATCCTATTGTCATTGCCATAAACGGAAAGAAGAACACGGACGGTTCGTTGAGCCTTGTCCCGCAGATTAACGCCAACACGAAAATCATCCGAATGGGACGTGCCGCTTCGGAAATCGATGTGGAGACGGGACAGTTCTACAACCTCCCCACACCGGAAGAGCAATACTGCCAGAAGTTCATGATGCAGGTTGAACAGTCTACATTTGACAAGATGTGGGACAAGAAAGTGGACTGGAATTTCAGTGACATGGAAGAAGACGGTATTTATGACATGCGCCTTGGTATGGAGAACTCTTTCCTGTTCGGTGTAAAATCCAAAGGTAAAGACCCGAAAAAGAGCGGTGCTGACGTGTACTTTACCGGAGGAATCTACTGGATGGCTGGTAAAGACATGGCTATCGGTACGGACAGTTCAGGTGTTGTGACTATCTCTGATGACCAGATGGTTGATTTCTTGAAAGACCTGTTTACCGGGAACGATTCAGGTAATGGGACGAAAATCGGTTTTGCCGGTTCAGATATGCTTGCCGCACTCGCCAAAATGAAGAGCGAACGCTTCAAGGTGGTGAAGGAATTCGAACGTTGGGGATTGAAGTTTACTTCGTTCGACAGCAATTTCGGCAAGCTGCTCGTGATGCACCATGAACTGATGGATGCCAATGAGAAGTCGGATGAAATGTTTGTGATTGATCCCGAATACTTGCGCAAGAAGACATTCAAGACATGGAGCCGTAAAGAATACGATATGGAGAAACTTGCCAAACGCGATACAAGGGCCGTGGTTATGTCGGAAGCAAGCTGCGTATACTTGGTTTATCCGAAAGCGCATGCACGTGTAAAACTTGGTTCTCTTTAAAAAAAACTCGAATCCGGGTGCCGGTATGTCCCGGCACCTGCATTAAATATTAATAATCATGAGATATATATCGAACAGGGTTATTTCATTTTCATTGTCCATTAACGGGGTGGACAGACGGATAAGGTTCATACCGGTAACCAAAGGAGGTAGCATTTATGTTACGGATAATAAGGAAGAGATGAGCGCACTGGAGAAAAGCCCGATGTACGGGAAAGTATATAAGCGTTCGGAAATCCAGCCGGAAGGAGATTGCGGTAAGCCGAATGCAAGGGGAAGGAAGAAAGCTTCAGCAAAACCGAAAATGCAGTCGGTAAACGGCGTTGATTCGTGGCAGGAGGCTATTGAATACATGGTAGACAAACACGGTGCGGACCGTAACGGGATGACCAGTCCGGAAGAGATATTGAAAGAGGCGGAAAGGCTTAACCTGTGTTTCCCTAATATAGGATTGTGATTTGAGGATTATGGAAAATGTATCGGTAGAGGAACTGATAAAGGAAGTGCGAATAACGTTGGACGAGAACCAGACGGAAAGCAGTTACCTTGAGACAAGTACGGACAATATGGAACTTGACGAGATAATCCGTGCAAAGCTTGTGGACGCCGCACGCTCTATCATAGAGACTGCTCCGGTTGACTTGTTGGAAGCTGTTTCGTTGCCTACCGGTACTGAAACGCTTAAGACCAATGCAGACGGTAGCGGTTACGTGGTGCTTCCTGATGATTTTCTACGGCTTGTGCGTTTCAAACTGAAAGGATGGCGTAGGGCTGTAGTCTATGTGGAAGCGGAAGGAAGCGAAGGAGACGAGATACAGCGGAATGAATTCACAAGGGGAACTTATATAAAGCCTTCCTGCGTTTTTTCGCATGATGGCGACGGGAACAGGATAATGGAATATTTCACAGCGGGAAGGAATTCGGATGGATCTTTTGACCATACAGTAGAAACCGCTTTGTATGCTCCGGCTCCATCGATTGATGACAGCACTGGAAACGGAACGGTAGGAATACCACATCTGTTGCGTCCCTGCATCGTTTATTATTGTGCCGGACTGACCGAAGCCACAAGGGGAAACAACACGCAGGCTGATTTGTTTTTCAAGATAGCCACATCGTTTTTTAACAAGGAAGGGTAGTTGGTTTTAAAATGGGAAATTGATATGATATTTGTATATAAAGACAGGCTGATACATATAGAGTGGACGGTGTTCAAGGGAAAGACTCTTGTCCATGAGGATTTCACTCGTGCGCTCATCAAGGTTTTCCTTGTAGGGGTAGGGGAGAGGTATCTGCTGGAAGCCCATGAATGCAGGGGCACGCTCCACTTCGACATACAAGAGGGACTTCCTGAAGGCGTGTATTCGCTGGAACTGGTGTATGTGAAGAACATGGGCAACCTGAAGAACTGCTGCTACAACGACCGCTGTTTCATGCGCAGCCGTGTGGACAACGCTTTCGCCATTACGGAATACCAAAGCGAGGCTACCCATCCGGGGGACGATGACGTCACTTTACGCTATAAGAGCCAAGTGGCAAGCTACGGGTATGACGGGCTGTCGGCATACGAGATTGCCGTACTCAGGGGAGACTGGAACGGGACGGAAGGTGAATGGGTCAACTCGAGGCTTGGAGTGGTGCTGAAACAGGAGACCGGAACAAGCACAAGGGACGGGATGTCGCAGAACGCCATCACAAAGGAACTGGAAAAATTGCAGCAACAGATTAATATCATCAATGTAGGCGATATGAATATAAGCATGAGTGTTTCACCTTCTGTAATATACAAGGAGGTGGAGACAACTGTCACCATAACGGCAAAGCTTAACGGCAGTGTAGCTGACGAGCTTTCCATATCAAAAGGGAGCCAGCTGCTTGTAAAGGAAACCAACGTGCAAGAAGTGTCCGTACAAGTAGAAGAAAGCGATTCTGCAACTTTCAGTTCGCTTGCAATGCTTTACGGGCTACAGGTGAAGGGAAGCGCGCAACTGAGGGCTGCGTACCCGTGTTATGCCGGTGCGGGAGGTACATATGCAGACGTGGCAAAAGAGGATTACAAGCTTTCGCCACGTGTGTCTATGGCAGGTACATACACGATTGATGTACCGGAAGAAGGGGATAAGGTATATTTTATCGTTCCGCAGGACATAAAGGTAAATAAAGTTACCCTAAGCGGATTTGATTTCCCCGTAAGCAAGACAAGGCAGATAGTGGGTGACTTAATATATGACGTGTACGCATCTGACAACACGTACCAAAAAGGGACATTAACATTAGTAGTTTCATAAGATATGGCAACGAAAATACCTATAGGAGGAGAGCTTGACCCGCGTACTGTAGAAAGGGTGCTTGCTGATGCGGAAGTGGTGATGGACCGTACGCAAGGCAAGAGGCAAAGCGAAATAAACGCTGAACAGAAAGAAACCAATTCTGAGCATGAGGGGACAATGGAGGCGCAGGCTGCTGATATATCAGAACTGCAAAAGGAGGACATCCGGCTGCATCAGGATGACAAAGATTTGAAAGAGCTTCTTGACGCTAAGGTGATTGAGGCGGGAGGTGTAGCGTTTGACTATAAGCCTACCAAAGATAGCACGAATGCCATTACAAGTGGGGCTGTATACAATTACACGGTAGATTCTGATTTGCTGGACGGCATAGAAAGCATTGATGAAGAGGATATACCGAGGATATATAAAGGTCCGAAAGGAGACCCGTTCAAATTTGAGGACTTCACGGAAGAACAGCTTCAATCCATCGTTACGGAAGTGGAGAATGAAGTGATGAAGGACAAGGTGGAAAGCACGGTTGTTGATGAAAAAGAATACGAAGAATATTTTACAGAATAGTTATATGGGAAAAATAAATAAACTTACAAAGCAGGGTGAAACGGTTTATCCTATAACCGTATCAGATGCGGTCATCAATCCGGATACCCAACGAAGCGTCACGCAGGAACTGAAACGTACCTTGCAAGGAACTGGCATTGACGATTATGAAGATTTCTCTGATGCGAAGAGTTATTTGGCCGGTGAAAAAGTATGGTATGATGATACACTTTATGAGTTTACCGCTGATCATGCTGCTGGGGCGTGGACGGGAACGGATGTACAAGAAACCAATTTCAAGAAAGAACTTGAAATCAATTACGGAACTTACACAGACAGTCCCGAATTTATACGTGTTTACACTGACGCTGAGGGGAAATTCCTTTGGGGAATAAGAGTTGACGGCAGCGTTGAGTGGGCAAAGGGAGTTCCTACACCAATACAGAACGCTATCCGTGAGCTTGAAGACAAGCTGAAAAATCAAGACATCAAGAGCTTGCAGGATGCAATAGACGTTATCAATGCTTCATTGAAACCTTTGACTGATACATTCAGCTTTCAGGACAGTCCAGAGTTTGTGAACGTTGTCACCGACGCTGACGGCAAGGTGCTTTTCGGGCTGACAGCCGAGGGTAAGCCGTATTTCCCTAAGAACACAATGTACAGCGTTGAGAGCAACCAAGAGTTTTTGGCTGCATGGCTCGACAGTGCAGGGCACGTTCTGTTCGGTTTGAGAACAGATGGCAGCACATACGTTGCAAAGGCGGACTTCCTTACAAAAATCGAGGAAATAACGAAACTGCTTGACGAGAACAGCATCAAGGACGAGGAAATAGCCGCACAAGTAAAACAATTACAAGACACATTCAGTTTTGTCAGCAACGATGAGTGGCTTCACGCCGTTGTTGATGCAGAGGGGAAACTTCTTTTCGGTATTAAAGCTGAAAATGGTGAGGTGGTAATGCCAAAGCAGGACACATACAAAGTGGTCAGAAATGATGAGTGGTTTGCAGTTTGGCTTGATTCAACTGGCAAAATATTGTTTGGTGTTAAGTTTGACGGAACTTTCTGGGCTGCAAAATCAAACTTTGCAGGAGATAGTAACTATGATGAGCAGATAGAGGACATAAACAATACCTTGTCATCCATGCAGGGAACCATTAAGGATTTGGCGGACAAAATTGCTGATATTGACACGTCAGGTATAGCTAATACCGTATTTTCTGTAATTGACGATGCGGAGGAAAGGCTTTCCGTTACCACAGACAAGGATGAAAGGGTTATTTCTTACAGGGATAAAGACGGTATGCTGCACGAGAAAAAAGGTGTTGACACCTCAAAATACTATCTGAACGGTGAGGAAAAAGACTTCACGGACAGAAGCGAGATTGCAGGTGAAGTAACCAAAGCCGCAGAGAACGGTGCGGTAAAGCTGGAGAATGTGGACGGCGTAAGCAACCACAATACGCCTAACTTGCTTATTGCAGATGAAATGCAAAAGACCTTTAATGACGGAACAAACAGTTTTACACCGCCTAACGAGGGTTATGAAATGTCTAATCCCATAGAGTGTCAAGCTGGCGACTGGTTTACGAGAACCGGCACGGCTACGGGTATGGTGGTTGTTACCGATGAGAACGACAAGAACGGCACAAGGCTTTTCAACGCTGACGGCACAACATTGGGCAATACTTTCCAAATACCCGAAGATATGACTTGGGTAAGGTATATCAGAATGGCGGCCGAAGTTGGTGGAGCAACTGATGGAAGTATTGTTATTTGTAAAGGCAAAGAGGCATTTACTGGGGATAATAAGGGAGATTATTTGACCGCTTCAAAACTTAGGATAGAAAAGAAAAATCTCTCAAAAGAAGTCGCTTATATTAAATCAGAAGACGGTACAAAATATTATGAACTTTATGTTGATAGTACAGGCACACTAAAGACAAAGGAAGTTGACCCTGATATTATACCTGAAAGTGACTATCCTACTAATTGGATTCCATTTACTTTAAGAGGAAGTTTTGAAGGATACTTTGATAGAATGCTTCTTTTAAACCGTTGTGGTGCAATAGTAATAAAGGCTGCGGGGCCTACTAATTACCAGCCTGTACAGGATGATAACGGATGGGGAGAATTTTCCTACTATAATGTACAAGATGGAAGGTATGTTGTAATGGACGGTTCTAAAATAAGAATCTTAGATAAAGATTTTAACTTTTTAGACCTCGGTAATACTCCAGTTTCAGATATTCATGATGTTCATTATATTTCAGACTCTCATTTAATAACTCTTAGCTCTGCTACAAAAACAGTAACTGTACCAGGGGATTCAATTAACAGAAACATAACTGGAAGTTTAGTAACAGAATATAAAAGGCAAAGTGACGGCTCTTGGAAAAATGTAGGAAAATTTATTGCGACAGATTATCCACAGCTATGTACTGACGCTTATGGGGACCTTGGAACCTTAGGAGATTTAACAGATAACCATCAGAATACTGTCACTTTAGACTATGATGGTAACTTAATCATTAATCAAAGAAATTGGGATACTTGGTTAAAGATAAGAAGAGTTGAAAATCCTGATGGTACAGTTACATTAGGTTCAGATACTTTAGATTATAATGAAGCTGTCATAGGCAGGGTTGGAGGAAGACATAATTCAGGATACCTTGACAGCAAGAGGGTGCTTAATGACGGATTCAGTTTCACCGATATTCCTGCTGCACTTAATGAGGTCTCAGATGATGCTTGGGAAGAATGGCAATGGTTCCACTGCCATGATGTTAAGTATTGGGGGATGAAAACCATTGGTGATAAGCAATATCCTACCTATACTCTGTTTGACAATAACTATTGGACTGAGAATAAATTTGTAGAAAAACAATATAACGCTTTAAATAAAAACAATAATATATTGATAAATCCGCAAGGAGCCGGTAATTATTATCTATCTTCCAAAGATAGTGATGAAAATTATGCTAAATATACTTATTCAAGGGTAATCCAACTGTCTATTGACTGGGAAAACCATAAGATAATGGATTATAGGGTATATTATATTCCTAAGATGTACAGCAGGGAACAATCAGGGGCTACTATGTATGATGAAGGTATAATCAGTATTGCTTATTCCTATGCTGGAGAATTTGGGCTATGGGACTTTACTACTGAAGAAACAGAAGTAAGCGGCCATATTTATAAGGGCGCAAAAGAGTTATTCTTTGGTAAGTATGATAACTATAAACTATGCTATAGGGCTAATACATGCAAATTAAATGTCTAATTAAACTATAAGAAAAGTATGGATTGTTTAGTAACAAAATTGAAAGGCAATGTAAGCGATGATTCATTGCTTAAGTTAGGAGAATTTAGAATAAAGGTGTATAGCGTAGAGGAGCCGAGTGTGGAAACTCAAGGAATGACTTTACAATTTACAGAAGACACAGAAGTTAAAATAATCGGGGATGGGTATTTCACTGATGAAAGTCTAACTGCCAATTTAGGTACTTCTAAGGTTATCCCCGCTAATACAGCTACTTCTTTTTATTTAAGCAACGGGGATTATGAGATTTCGATTGCTAATAAATATGGATTAGCAATACTATATCTTTATTATCAGGGCATTGCAAATGTAGGTAGTGAGCAAATGGGTCATTTTGGCTTTAATTTTAATGACCTTAAATACTCGACGAAAATTATTAACATTAATGCCATGAGTTCGCTTATTTATGGAGATATTGAGACTGTTACTAATTTTACGTCATTAAATAGCATTATTTTAGCTTCTGCTAATTTATCTGGAGACTTAAAAAGTTTTGTAAATAGTAAAAATATTATTAATTTAAATTTATCCGGTGTAAAAGGTAGCGTTAAAGGCGATATTTCAGTATTTAAAGATTTTACTAATCTTTCTTCTCTTATTCTATCACCTCTATCGGATGTATATGGGGATGTTTCGGAATTAGCTAATTGCACTAAGTTAGTAGACCTTAACCTAGAAAAAACAGGCGTACATGGAAACATATCTGCATTTTCTAATCTAACTAATCTAGTTAGGTTAAGGGTATTAAATATGACTGGGTCCCTAGATAGTTTATCTAAATTGAATAAACTACAATTTTTATCCATTAAAAAATCCGCCCTTACTGGAGACCTTGCAGGGATTCCAAGTACATGCTATTTCGCTTCGTTCCAAACCGACAATGGCTCATTGCTTACATGGTCTGCGAGACTTTCAACGGCGAACATCATAGCAATAGAGGGTAATCCGAAAATAGATAATGTGGACAAGATGCTTCAAGACCAGGCACAGTGCGTAAAAGCTATACCTTCATCAGGAGAAGCATATTATAAGGCTATTACAGCAACAGGAACAAGAACATCTGCATCTGATGCTGCGGTCGCTACGCTTCAAGAGAAAGGATATACTGTTACAATTACTAATGAATAAAAAGAATGAATATGAAAAAGTTGACAAAGAAGTACAAGGTTGTTCATGAGGGTAAACAGATGATTTTGCCCTTGAACAAAGAGGGTGATAATTCAGAGGTCTATCCGAGTATGAACGCAACAGCTGTTGAGTTTGACAGCTATGAGGAAGCACAGGCGTATGTGGATGCGCACGGGCTGGAATACAGACAATCCGAGTAGCGGTTTGTTCTCAACGTAGCATTCGAGGGGGTGGGTTTTCGGGCTTCACTCCCTTTGGCACAAAGAGAGCCGTTCCGGTTAGTCCGGACGGCTCTCGTGCTTCTGTTGTTGGGTTGCCACCGCCAAGATTGTTCGGCAAAGATAAGGATTGGCGGCGAGATTTCAAAATGAATTATTTTTTCATGTGCCCTAATCCATGTTTCTTTCTTGTTTTGTTTCCATCCTCCAAATTAGCAAATGGAAGGATAACACCAGTCCCATCCAATTGTTTCTTACTTGTTTCCGAAACAGATGAACCAAATTTTTCCATCATGTCACTTTCAATCTTTGGGCTATTAGGGCATTCAATATAATACACATACAAGTCTTTTAAGTTGCTCAAAGTTTTAATCCAATGTCCTCCGGCATGAGGCTTGCTCTCTCCAAATTCTGTTTCATAATATTCTTGTATCCTATTACCTAATCCTTTCCTGTTTTTCCTTATCGGTGCTTTACCGATATATAAAATAGACTCATCACTTAACCAAAATTTGGACAACCTATTCTTTATTAATTCAGAATCATATGTCAGTGACTTGTCAATAGTGAATCCTCCGACTTTATTAATCCACTCTTTAAGTATATTCATCGAGATAGGAATTTCTGCTAATGAATTATTAGCATCCGGAGTTTCAGATAATGAAACAATATACACCCCTTCTTTTTGTGTACTTACAGGAGTACCCCATTTGACTTTCTTTAGTGATTTAGGGTCTAATCCCGCTTCTTTTACTAATTCATTGACTGTTATCGGCATGACGTACATATTTTATGGTTATTTGTGCAAGGTACAAATTTTATTTCAAATAAAGAAATATTCATGTTTTCATATATATTTACTCCCATTCCATAACTGACACGGCGTGTCAGTCGAATATGCACAAAATATAGTCGGGAATTGGAAGATTCATGCTAATTTTCGGATGTTTTCAATAGGTATTTAGTACGGACAGGCAGGAAGAAAAAATCCGCACCCTCCGGTGCGGATAAAATGGCTTTCCTCACGGAGAACCGTTTAAATTTAAAGTATTATAAAATATTGGGCAAATATATAAAATAATAGGATAAACGAAAAGGATAATGGACTTAAACGACTGGGTGATTTTAATTACCGCCTTGGGCGGTATTGAAGGGGTGAAGCAATTCATCAAATGGTGGATGAGCCGAAAGACGAACGCGCGAATCGAGGATGCCCATGCCGACACGGAAGAGTTCAAGGCATTGCGCGAGTATAACGAGTTCCTTCAGAAGCAGCTTTCCGATAAGGAGGTTCGGTTCGTGGAGCAGACGGACAGGCTGCGTGAGGTGCAGGATGAGCTTTTCAAGACGAAGGAAGCCTATTCGGACGTGAAGATTGAACTGGCAATCAAGCGGTGCGAGAAGAAGAAATGCGGTGAAAGGGAGCCGCAAAACGGATATTGACAAAAAGCCGCCCTATCCTCACGGACGGAAACGGCTTACACATCTTAAGATGGACAAATGTAAGAAAAAGAATTCAATCATGAAAACAATTGACTCAATTATTATCCATTGTTCCGCCACCAGGGAGGGAAAGGACATCACTGCGCGTGACATCGACATGATGCACAGGCAGAGGGGGTTCAACGAGATAGGTTACAACTATGTGGTCAAGCTGAACGGGGACGTGGAAACAGGCCGCTCGCTGCTGAAGGACGGGGCGCACTGCAACAACCGCGGCTTCGGAGGGCTGTCGTACAACAAGCACTCGATAGGCATCTGCTACATCGGTGGTCTGGACGCTAACGGCAAGGCAAAGGACACAAGGACGGAGGCGCAGAAGCGTGCGCTCCGGGTTCTGATAGCCAAGCTGGTGAAGGAATACCCTATCAAGGAGATACTGGGACACAGGGACACCTCGCCCGACACGGACGGTGACGGGGTTGTGGAGCCGCACGAATGGACGAAGATGTGCCCGTGCTTTGACGCGAAAGAGGAATATAAAGACTTGTTGGTATGGAGATAGTAAGGAACAACATCATCCCGTTCAAGGGGTACAAGGCGGTAAACCTTTTCGGAATCCTGTTCGTAAGAGACGATGCTGTGATTGGCAGTGTGGACATCAACCACGAGAGCATACACACGGCGCAGATGAAGGAGATGCTGTACGTGTTCTTCTACCTGTGGTACGTTATTGAGTGGCTGGTAAGGCTTGTCCAGTACCGGAACGCACGCACGGCATACCGGAACATCGGATTTGAGCGTGAGGCGTACATGAACCAAGGGAGCATGGGCTACCTGCAAGGCAGAGGGCGTTACGCTTGGGTGAAGTATTTGAAAAATGAGTTATAACCTGCGGACACGGGAAGCTGGAAGCGTTCTTTGACTTGTTGGGTACACCGCTTATTAATGTTTTTCAACATCAAACAACAACAAACAACATCCTAAATTTGGCAAAAAGGACAAATCTTGCCATATTTGCAGCAAAATAGTAAGAATTGTTTTCCATGGATAAGCACGAAGCGGAATGCGGATGTTTTTTCATGGGATTTTTGTATATACACGGTTATGGAAGATAAATTAAACGAAGCAATAATCGAACATTTCGGACTGGCTGTATTCATTATGATTGCTGTCATTGCGGTTATAATCGGATTAACTTGGTGGTGCGCCATGATGTACGTCAAGATTAAGAAGATAGACGAACTCCCTTGCGAAAAACATAATGAAAAAATGAGCGAGCATGACAATGCTGTTTCAAGATTGAGCACTTCCATTACATTCTTGACTAAAGAGATAGATTCTGCAATGAGGATGTTCCAGCAACAGCATATCAAGACGGACCAGTTTACTCAAACCCAAAGCCCACTTTCGATAACGGAATCAGGGTGGGATATGGTGAAAAGATTAGACCTTGACAAAATGTTTGATAAAAACTGGTCTCGCATAAAAGAACTGATTGATGCTAATATAGAAGACAAAAACGCATACGATATTGATGCTTTCTGCGTGCAACAGGCAGTTGTCTTCCCTGAGAAATTTTTATCTGATGATGAGATTTCAATACTGAAAGACGATGCGTTCAAGAATGGACTGACTTTGACGTCATACATGAAAGTAATAGCTGTAATGGCTCGTGACAAATATCTTCAATCAATGAACTGAAAGGAAATAAACACAATCCTACATTCGCTTCCAAGGACTTTTTTAAGCGGTGCACTCAACATGGTCACCGCTTTTTTGTTTCCCGCCCGCCCAAACAAGGCAGACAATGGTAAAGAAATATGTAATATTCATCTATTTCCTGGCAATGCTCGTATTGCTTGCCATGGCGGTCACATCGTGCCGGAGCGTCCGGTATGTTCCGGTGGAGACGGTGAAGCATGATTCGGTATACTTCAACAAGGTTGTCCGTGACAGCATCCACGTGAAGGACAGCGTGCTGGTGATTGTGAAGGGAGACACGGTGACGGAGTTCCGGTACAAGTACGTTTACCGAGACAAGGCAAAGACGGACACGGCATACGTCAGCCGGACAGACACCCTTCGTGTCCCCTACCCTGTGGAAGCCAAGCTGACCAAGTGGCAGCGGTTCAAGATGGAGGCTGGAGGGTATGCGATAGCACTCGCCGTTATCCTTGTAATTGCTGTGGCAGGATACTTTGTGATGAAAATCAGGAAATAACAATACCGGACGGAAAAATTCCGTCCTTTTCATTTTAAAACCTATAATATTATGGCACAAAGAAGATTCGGTACGGTATTGCGTGACAATGCCGTCCATGAGATGTACGAACAGGAGCTGAAATCCCTTGGCATGATGGCATGCTATGTATCGAAAGGATATATCTACAAGTGCATCAGCGAGAAAACCGGATTGAGCACACGTACTATATCGTACATACTGAACCATACGCGCAAGCACGATGCCGGCTTGATTTAAGACAGCGTAAAGCGTACATAGGAAAACATTCCACTATCATGTGGTTTGAAAACCGGTTAAGTTTTCAACTAAAATATTTCATAACAAACAATTCTTCTTCTAAAAGTGCGATAAATAATCATATTAATCTGAAACATGCTTCTTGTTATCGTGAAAGCTAAAATTCATAACGAAAATGTGTATTGGTAGCTTTGTGATGTCGGGCAATGGTGCCCGTCACAACACAAAAACTATCATAATATGTCTACAGAAAGAACTTACGTCTTCGGCAACGGAGACAACGGCGGAAGCAAGTTCGATGTAACTGCCATGCTTCCCGGACTGTGCGGTTACCGTGGGGTTGACCCGAACGTACTCGCAATGATGAACGGAAACGGCGGTTTCGGAGGACAGAACGGAATCTGGGGAGTAATCTATCTTGCAATCGTGGCTTCCATTTTCGGATGGAACAGAGGCGGCGGTCTGTTCGGAGGCGGCTATGGAGGCGGCAACGGTCTTCCGGCCGAGCTTGCAGGAAACGCAGGACGTGAACTGCTGATGCAGGCAATCCAAGGTAACGCCAGCGCAATCAACCAGATTGCGTCGACATTGAACTGCTCAAGCCAGCAAATCGAAAGCGCACTGTGCAACATCCAGAACAGCATCGGTCTGAACGGCACGCAAATCATCAATGCAATCCAGTCGGGAGACAACAACATTGTAACCCAACTCTCTTCCTGCTGCTGCAACATCCTGCAAGCCGTGGAACGCCAAGGCGCGGCAACACAATTGCAGAACTGCCAGAACGTGAATGCATTGACAAAGACAATGAATGACAACACGCTGTCATTGCGTGACGGTCAGAATGCAAACGCACAAGCCATTCTTGCCAAGCTGGATGCAGCGGAGACCCGTGTATTGCAAGACAAACTGGACGCTGAACGTCAGAAGAGCGCAACCTTGGCTGCTCAGTTGAACAACGAGCATCAGACTCAGGCGATCATGGCAAACGTCGCACAGCAAAATGCTCCAATCGTTGCCGCATTACAGGCATTGCAGTCAGACATGGACGGCATTAAGTGCAAGCTTCCGAATACGGTCAGTGTACCTTATCCACAATTGGCAGTGTATAATCCGGAAGTGGTACGTGCAGCAGCTGTAGGCGCAGCGACAGGAAGTTATGCAGGTTATGGTTGCGGTTACGGTTATAACGGCGGTTTTTGGGGCTAAAAATGGAAGGAGGTGATTATGTTGGACTTCTTTCCTAACCTTGTATTCAGATACCCGAACCTCGGACGGAACAACTTCAACACCCTTCCGGGCACGAACGTGACGGTAGGTACGGAAAACGTCACGATTGAATTGCCGGCACATTCGATGTACAGGCGCAACTACGTGGGAAGTTTTTACCTCGACCTCCGCAATGCCATACCGGCAGGGACTACGCCAACTCTTCCTGTTCTCATAGGAGTGAACGGAGACACACGCCCCCTGATGGAATATGCGGGAAAGCCGGCAACGGTAGCTAACTTTGCAGGAGCCGGTATCTATGAGATACATTACAACCGTCAGACGGACCAGTTGTTCATCGTGAACGGCGGGTTCAGACCGAGTACTTCAACCGCTACGACAAGTGCGGAATAAACAATAATCAAAAGGGACTGCTTCGGTAATCCCATAATTAAAAAACAAACAGTTATGTTCCAACATTTAAGACCAAACAGCACATTATATATTCTACATAGAGGGAATACTCCTTGCCTTGAATATGGGCAAGTTGTCAGCATAAGTCCGATACGTACGGTTTATAAAACAATGCCTAATACGAATTTTCCACAAACAGTACAAGTAGTTGATATCGTAGTGAACATAAATGGCAATAATGTAAATCTTCAAGAAATACCTGCCAATATGGAAATTGCCGATGATCCTCGTAGTGGAATGCTTATATCTGCTTCTCGTGAAGAAATGAATACGGAAATCATTACGATGAAGCAAAAAAGCGAAGACGTATTAAGAAGCGTGGAATATCATAAAAATTTTCTTGCTTCCTGCGATCAGATGCTTTCTGTACTTAATCCGGAAATAGCTGCAAAGCAACAGCAAGACAAAGAGATAGCCCAAATGAAGAAACAAATAGAAACAATGTCTCAAAGTGTGCAAAGCCTTATAGAACTTAATAAAAAGCTTATGCATCAGGTCGGAATTAATGGTACTGAAACTGAAAAAAACAAATAAATATGAGTTGGAAAGATTTACGAATGATTCACGAAGTGGATGACGATATGCAGGACTTCGGAATGAGAGATGAAACAGAAGAAGCATATAAGGAAGGATGTAAGCACGGATATATGAAAGCCTTGAAAAAGCTAAAAGAAATGGGCTATCGTGTTCCTCCTGAACTTAAAATGTCTGAAATGGGTGAGAGACGGCTTGAACGTGAAAGTCAGGACTACGATGAAGACATGGGAATGCGTGAAGGATACAGTTATTCCCAAGGTCAACGTGGTGGTGAAGGGATGGGCGAACGTCGTCGCCGTCGTTCAAACGGCCAGTGGTATTGAAAACCGATTAATTGATGGGGAGGGCCGTGTGTCCCTCCTTTTTTGTATAACTTTAAAAAGAGGGGAATATGGCATTAAGACTTGACATATATGAAAAGTTACCTGAAGCATTGGCAGGATATCTCAGCGAGAACGGACCACACTTCAACAAAAAACTATGTGACTGGGCTGTATCCAAGATGCAAATAAAGGACGAACTTACAGGCAAAAAGAAAAAGCTCGATTCATGGAGCATGGAACAGGTTGATGAAATGATGGAACGTAACAAAACGGAAATCAAGAACGATAACGGGTTTGACGTATGTTACGTGATGAATATGCTAAAAGCTGATTTTTATAAAAAATCCATAATTGACGAAGCGCATTTATGTATGCATGCGAAGCTTTATATGGATGATATTGACGGAGATCCTTCCCGTGCTTTTGATGAGTTTTATGCTACTTGTATTGGAAAAGGAATTGCAATACCTTGGGAGAAAATGTTATGATTGTACAGGATTTCATATTAGAAAAATATGATTGGCATGTAAGGGTATATTATGCTGTTTCTTCCTACTGGATAAGAAGTATAGTTTCTGACCTTGAACATATAGGTTGCAGAGGAAAGAACCTGGAACGTTCCTATGAAAGTCTTGAAAAGGGTGATTTGAATACGGGTATAACCTATTCTAACCTGCGACTAGGTGAAACAGTCATGGTGATAAGCCTTGCGTCAAGCCCACAGGAATTCTTGAATTCATGGATGCATGAAATGCGTCATCTATCCAGGCATATAGAACAAGCGTATGATATAGACCCGTATGGAGAGGAAGCGGCTTACCTTGCCGGAAGCATCGGGCAAAAAATGTTCGGTATTGCTAAAAAATTCCTTTGCGAACATTGCCGACATGAGTTTATTGCATAACTTATTAATGTAAATGCAGGAATTATGCCAGTTCCTGCATTTTTTATAGCTGTATTTATACGGATTTACCGTTATTTAGCTGCCAAATAATAATTTATGGAAATAACGGTATCTAAATCGGAAATATTCAAGGAAGTTGAGAAACGTACTTCATTGGAAGCATTAGGACAGAAAGGGGAATTTGAATCGGTATGGGCATCATCGGAAGAAGGGAAATTTCTGGAAAGTTATTGGATAGAAGGTTGTACTGCTGCCGTACAAGTATTCAAGAGGTATCTCACAAAAAACACTGTTTCTCACAATCTTACCAATTATGATTCGGATGAGATTCTGACTATTTCCGTTGAAATGCCTGATAGGTTCAATGATTTGCTGGAAGGGAGTATTGTAACTGATGTGAAAATGATGATTGCAGCCAATGTAATGTACGGTTGGATGAGTGTCAAACTTCCTGATATGGCAAAGAAATATGATGATGAATCGAACTCGTATGCCGAAGACCTCCGTCTAAAGATATTATACCGGGATGAACCAGTTTCTGAAATACAAGTTAAGGATGCTGATGATACGGAAATTGAAAGGGATGATTCAACTCTTTCTGTAAAGTCTGATGACGATGAAAAAATAGTAAGAGAGGGTTCGATGCTTTCGGTTAAGGATGCTGATGATACGGAAATTGAAAGGGATGATAGCGGTACTATGATTCATAAAGGTATGGACAGACTAAAACTTACTCAATATCATGGATGTGACAATTACTTTAGACAGAGACGAGATTATGGGCGACGTAATGAATGTGGCCCATGTAACCGGAAGGAGAATATCTACGCCAGGTCAAGAAGACAAGGCTGCGGATATACAGACTCCTGAAGAAGGTGTAGACAAATATATTGTTGCGCGTGCGATGTCGGCAGGTCTGGCAAACGTTCGTGCAAAATGTGCAAGGTATCTTACTTCGGGAAGGTTGTCAGATGACAACCGAATGGAGGATGTTACTGGTGATTATGTGATTATATTGGATATGCCTTCAAGATGGAATTTCGGGACAACTACAGAGCTTACTAACCTGATGCACGGGCATGTGACGGATTATTGTATTTATAGCATATTTGAAAAAACAAATCCGCAAGAAGCAGCACAATATCTTACGAGGGCAAATGCTGAGCTTGAAGGGATTAAAAGAGTATTGGAATTGCGTACCGAACCGGTAAGGAAGAACATAAGCCAGACAGGATATTGATAATGGAAGAGCAGAATATATTGTATACAGGCATCACGCAAGCTACGTCTGACATGGACTGTCCAGATGGGGACTTGAGTATATCCCACAATATTGTGAAGGATAACGGTTCCATGCGTCCGATATGGATGCCTGATGCAGAGTTTGAAATGCGTTCAAACGACCAGTTTCTGTATGTACATTCAGGTTCGGGGTTTAAGAACTATATTTACATGGACAGTGCAGTCAATGGATTGATAAGGGCTTTTACTATAGAAGACGGCATAAAAACAGAAATAGGAACTGTATGCACGTTAAATTCAGAAACGGTAAAAAACATACAATCTTTGGGGAACACATTAATGATATTTTCTGAAAGCAATATTTATTATGTGCTTTGGAAGGATGGAGGTTATGAACTGTTAGGAAATGAACTTCCCGAAGTCCCTTTATCATTCGGCCTGTTAGGGAATCCTGTAAAATATTCAGTCCTTACTAACGATGACGGTTCAGAAAACGGTACATTTAAAATTACTTTCAACGGAATAGCGGAAGGTGATTTATTCAAGGAATTTTCAGATGATAACCAACGGACGATTACTACACAGGTACTTGCGAAGGTAAATAAATTCATACAGGAAAATTCAAGGGATAAAGGAATGTTTATGTATCCGTTTTTTGTTAGATATGCATTGCGGCTGTATGACGGTTCTTTGACGAGACATTCTGCTCCTGTATTAATGATACCTTCGACAAAAGCGAATCCGATTGTGTTGTGTAACAGAATAACTGGTGAAGAAAACTATACGGAAGCGGAGCTTGATATATTCAGTATTCCTTGTAAACTTGATTATTTGGCATTACTGGATTCTACCGGGTATTCGGAGTTGCAAAAATGGAAAGATATTGTAAAAAGTATAGACATATTTATTTCAGAACAGATATATACCTATGACCAAAACGGATACTGTACTTCATTTGCAGATACCGAAAACTTTGATGGATTTTTTGTAGGTAAATATTCCAATAATGAAGGGATGGGCGGTATAACTGATACATTCTCTTCAAGTGACTGGGGTAATGCATCGAGATATTATCAGAAATGGAGTTTTGAATCCATCTATTCCATGCATAATGGCGGGCAGTTCCCCAACACATCGCTTTCATTGCCGGAGATTACAGATGATCAGGTTTCCGAGAAGATAAAAACCTGTTCTTTGTTCTATTTCGTGAAGTCCATAGGGATTGATAGCCTGAACAGGTTTAACAGAGAAGAAATAGATATAGATGAAGGTTATCTTGACAATATTTCTTTGAAAGAAAGAATGACTGATGACTATTTGTCTCATGATAAGATTTATGCTGATTATTCGTATGTCTATAATCAACGTCTTAACATCGCCAATGTAGAAAGGGAGATTTTTAAAGGGTTCAGGCCAAGAGAAATGTGCTGCTATGCAAACGGGAATATGTGGTACGGTCCTGATGGATTTATTGACATGACAGTAGAGAATAGTCCAATGCGCATTTATACGACTGTCAATGAAGACATGAAAGAGATTACTGTAATAAGCGATCCGGATAATGCAGACCCTACGGCATTCGGTTTTTATTTATTTTATCCGAATACAAATGCGATAAAAATGAACGTGTATGTTTCGCATGCAAGCCATGAAGTAAACCTTGAAGAGCATACAGGGCTTAACGGTTCTTTTTATTTCAGCGGTTTTAACGAAATGGTCGTTACTACAGGAAGCAATACATCAGTCAGTTCAGACCGTATTGTAAAAAATGAGAACAAGGTGTTTACATCAGAGGTTGGAAATCCTTTTTATTTCCCTCTAGGAGGAATCAATACAGTTGGTGTAGGTGAGATATTAGGGATATGCTCTACTACACGTGCATTGTCGCAAGGACAATTCGGACAATTCCCGTTGCTCGTTTTTTCTACTGACGGTATATGGGCTATGGAAGTTTCTGATACAGGTCTTTACTCTGTCAAGCAACCGATAAGCAGGGATGTTTGTAGTAATCCTAAAAGCATCACACAGATAGACGGTGCTGTGGTATTTGTATCAAAGAAAGGAGTTATGATTATAGATGGGAGCAATGTGGATATGTTGTCTGCCGAACTTAATGGTCCATTATTTGACTGGTCCACATGTAACCAGTTGAAAACAATTCTTACGAATGAGGGATTTGATGAGGAATTGGAAAGTAAATTGGATGCCAATGTGTTTTTCCAGGAATGTAATATTGCCTACGACTATGCAAATCAACGTTTGTTTTTCTTTAACCCGAATAAGAATTATGCTTATCTTTTATCTGTGAACGCACATTCTTGGTCTACGCTTACATCTGGATCTGTAAATGTTGTAAATGATTATCCTAATTGCTACATTCAAAAAGGTACAGATGTATTAAATATTTCTACGCCGGTAAATTATAGCCAAAATTCAGAGAAAAAAGTTGTTTTGTTAAGTCGTCCAATAAAGCTTGGTGATGATGGAATGAAAACTGTAAATGTTGTAATCAACCGTGGTACAATGCGTAAGTCGGGTGGTGGGCTTATATTATTTGCCAGCCATGACGGTTTGACCTATGTTCCTATAGGAAGCGCTCAGGGAAGCAGGATAAGCAGAATGCAAGGGTCTCCTTATAAATATTTTAGAGTTTTGACAGTAAGAAATATGAAGATGAATGAATCACTTTCTTTCACTTCGATGTACTTTACGAAAAAGTGGAGAAATAAACCAAGATAATGTTTAATTTTAAGTTAGGAGGATTTAATTATGGGTCAGAAAATTAGAGATGAAATCCATGCCTTTGCGGTATTGGAAGATTTGGTAGAAAGAGTGGAAGCGCTGGAAGCAGCAGCAACTGAATCAGCTTCATTGGAAGCTGATACGCAAGATGACGGAACGGATTAGGGAGCACCGTTCGGAAGCAAGTCAGGGACACTTTTTTAGTGCCCCTGACTTTTATAATATCCTCCGCGTGATGACTGGAAAATTTATGCCGTCATCGGATTCCCCTATACGGAATCCTGCTTTTTCGATTCCTTCCGGTATGTCTGGGAGAGCAAGGATGTGATTGGTTGTTTCGATGGAGTTGAACCTGAGTATTTTGCCTTTTACAGAAGACAGGCGAAGCCCTACGTCTTCCTTACGAATGTATAAGTTGTTCTCCTCGTCTACAAAGAAAGAAAGGTGGGTTTCTTTGTCGAGGTTCATCTTCTTTACAGCGGATGTAAGCAGGTTTATGGTTCCTGACCTGTATACTTTGATGTCCGGCTTTTGCTTGTTTAGTCTGTGCATAGCTTGAAATACGTTTTATCGTTGATTTTAAGTTCATGTATTTTGATGATTTTGGAATTTACAATATTGATTCCCGTTACGGTCTTGAAATATTCGAGAGACGGAACGGTCCAATAAAAGGATGCTGGCGTTCTCCGTTCTGACTTTGAACGCATGACCGGGGAACATACAATGTTTTTTGATTGTCTTTCCGACATGGGAACCATAATAAACTCGTCTGTTCCTTTTATCCGAGAAAGGTGTATGAAATCGGGTTTTCCCATCCTTTTGTATAGTTTCCGGCTTAAGAGTGCTGGCTTGTTGAAATTATTGTTTATCTGTATGTACATGGTTATTAATTATAAGTTAAATATTAATTTTAGTATCTTTTCCCTCCGTGGTGGTAGCCACGCAGGCGGTTATAGTTCATTTTGGTGCGGATGAAGAAATCAATGTCAATGGCTGTCAATTCACAGTATTTGAGCACAACCGCAATGATTGCAATTACCTTTTCTTCGGTGGAATCATCGCAGGTGGATATTCCGGAGAGGGCATAGCATAAATCAATGAAGCCCTTTCCTTCCTTTATGCTTTCAGCCATTTCCATAAGGGCTTCCACTTCTTCAAGGTCAAATCTCCGTAGTCCAGCTAAATCCAAGCACCGTATCACCACATCGCAAAGCTCATCTTCCACCGTGTTCTTGATTTGCCGCTCGAAGTTTTCCTTGAAGTCTATGATTTCTTCGTATTTCTTGAAGGCTTCCACGTCGGCGTGAAGGTTCTTACGGTCTGCCTGTACGGCTTCGGCTATCTCGGTAATGATTAACATTAGCCAGTGTTCGTCACTGTGCTCTTCTTCGTGCCATCCGTTCGCCTTGGCGATGGAGTAGGCTTCGTCTCTTAGTTCGTTCAGGTTCATAGTTCGTATGTGATTAGTTTGTTATTGGTTTCAGAAAACAAAAAGCCCGGCACGGTGGGTGTCGGGTAAAAAGAAAGAGCACCGGATTGCTCCGATGCCCCGTGCCCACGAAAAGAGGTGTTGCAAATGATTCCGTGAGGTTCGCAATCTGCGAAAATCATGATGCTTACACATTCCTCAATGTTCATCAGTTGCATATATTCTATTCCGATTTTGAGTTTTCAAAAATATTCCGTATCTGTTCGGCTACTTTCTCGGCGGCTTCACGGGTTTTGAAGTAGTTTCGTTTTTTCCAAAGCATATACTCAACATTGTTGAATCTCTCATCTTTTAACGGATCTTCTAAGCTATCGTACTTTTTCCAGAAGGAATGAAATTCACATCGAACCATAGATTTTATAAGGAGTTCTTTGTCAATATAATAGAATGTTTCTCCATCCTTAGCCCTCCACCTTACATCCTCAATTGTTTTAGTTTCTTCATTCCACCGCTTGTTTACCTTCGCCAATTGGTCAATCAGTATCTTCTTCTCTATTTCGGTGGCGGGTCGGATTTCTCTAAGGTCGTGTATGCAACATAATGGCCTCGAATCGTCTATAATAATTTTGGAAACAGAGAATGACATATCCCAATTTGCATATACATACATATTCTCACCTACTTTTTCTTTGAAGATAGCAATATGCTCATATCCTGCTTTGACATACACGAAGTCCCCGTCTTTCGGCTCGTACTTTTGTACTTTCTTTCCACAGATAGCTTCTCCGTATTCCTGAATCATTTTATCCCATATATCCGGGCAATCCTTTTCAAGTTCTTTAATGGACTCTTTTGCCATTTCTTCTATATTTTCTCTTGTGGCACCATTAGCTTTTAATACTTCTTTACAATGGTTGTTTATTCTACTAAACACACCGCACACTTCATCGTGCATAACATTGTGAAAATCATTTTCAAGCTCCGCATCTACAATCATTACTCCGCTTTTAAAGTCCACGTTTGTCAACGTGACTTTCTTGCCTTTCGGCAACTGAATTTTGTACTGTTTCTTCATTTCAATCCCCTTTCTGTCAATGTTTTCAAATCATTGTTCATATCAAATCACCCTCCTTGGCTGTCCTGTATTTCTGTTCGCTCACTTCGATTTCCTCAATGGTAAACTCACCGTCCAGCTTGATGCGGGCGATGAGGTAGTATTTCCCGCCCCTTTCATGACGGGAATAAATCTTGTCTATCTTCTTCATGGGTTATTCGTTTTTTTCGTTTCAAACTTAGGAATGGGCATCCATTCTATAACCTTTACATGATTTGACTCGCATGAGAATTTACCCGAATAGTATGTTGCAAGTAACACGCAATGCTCAATTCCATGTCCTGTATCCACTTCTACATACACGTTCATAAATACATCAAATTCTTCTTTAGGCAATGTACCTTCGACGCTTATCCATTGGTGGGATAGTGCGTATTGTGCGCCTTCCATAAATCCTGCTTCATAATGACATCCTAATTCAAGTTCTTCAATTCTGTCTTGTGACAAATACTTGAATGAATGTTTATCCGCCGCTTCCTCAATCCTTTTCTTCAGTATCTCGTTCATCTTCTTTTTCTTTTAATTTGTCCCAATCTATTACAATTGATAATATCAATATGATTAAAACAACGACCCATACGATAGGCTGCGTAAATTCTAAGATAAATAATCCGATAAACGAACCTGTCAATGCGCCGATTACTATTTTAACTCCTTCCTTGTTTATCATACTTCATTCGTTTTTGTTCGTTTCTACAAATTTGTTCTCGATTGCCCAACACAACAAGGAGTAGGCAGCATCAATAAGACTTTCATCTATCATTACCACTTCATAGTAAACCCATCTATGCTCAAAACGGGCATTCTCATAGTAATAGCCAATCATTTCATCTGCAAGTTCAATGCAAAGCCAACATCTTTTATATCTATATTTTATTTCTATTGGCAGCGCATCCAGAACGTCCTGCAAGGTGTAGGCGGGAATGTTTTCTTCGGTGCCCAACAATTCTTCTTTGCTCCTGCAGCCGAACACAAGAAACCAATCCATCTTCTTGCTCATCCTGTAGTACTCAGCACTTGCATTGCTTGTGTCTAGCCCCAGTTCTTGCAGGTGCTGCATCTGTTGCACGTCTAAACATTGCTTAATCATAATCCTTACTTTTTAATGAGTTTAATCGCTTCACGTAAGCCGTCCTCAAATGCTGACTCATAATCATCATATTCAGAACCAGACTGAAAAACATTTATCACAGGATTCTTCGTAAAGGCATCTACGACATAAAACCATTGCTCTATATCATCATCATATAAAGAGTATATCGCAACATTATACACCTCGCGTAGCCACCTCTCCGCCAAAGCCTGCGTTGGGCACGAAGTTACACACTGACTTTTGTTGAAATTTTCCGGGCAATCACAATGCCATATTGTTCCACGCTCTGTGTATTGGTTAAAGCACGGCACGTCAAACCCTGCCTCTTTAAGCATCTTCGCAGTGTCGAACCTGACGAAACTTTCTTCTATCATGGTTGTTCCTCTACTATTTTATCGTTAATGATAAACATACCTCGTATATTACTTGGCAAGATATTAGATATGTTTGCACGAATTAAATCTCCATTCATACTTCTAAGCAAAGGATGAATTTTTTTCGGCATAGGTGCAGGACAATCCTTACAGTGACGAACTAATTCAAAATGTTGTTTCTGCCCATCCTTATCCTTGCTGCCACAACATTCGCAATGGATAGGATAGTAGAAGTAAGTTCTTTCTAATTCGGTTTCCTTACCGCAAATTTCACATGTACCAAATTCGATTTCTCCCATAACTATTCCTCCTTTATCAGTTTACTCTATTTCAAATTGTTAATCGAATAATTCCACTCTAAACCGTCTTCCTCTCTTACATGCGTTGAAAGCCAATCCAAAGCAGTTGCTTCTTCGCTTTCTGAACTGAAACAATCTTGAGTGCTAATCTCGTCGTTATTCTCCAATGCTTCATATACCTCATCGGAGACTTCTATATCGCATAATGTAACCTCATAAGTCACGCTTACATTTAGTTCTTTTATCTTCTTCATATTTATTCTTCATTTATCGGTTTCAAAACAAGTTCTCTTGGTTCTTCATCCTTCCACTTTACTTCTGGAAATAAATCGCTATGAATATAATAGTACTTCCCATTACTATTCCATGTTCTACTGCATTTTGTAGGCTTTTCTTGATGAACCCACAAATTGCCTCTTTTGTCCCTTACTAACCACATAGTCTATTCCTCCCAACAAACCTTAACTGTATCAACATAAGTTACACCATCGTATGTAGCCTCTATGGCTTCTTCTTTTGTGCCATAAATTCTTTCTTTGTACACATTCACCCATCCCTCTTTCTTTTCGGGGAGCATCATAAGGTCTAATTCGCTTTCCTTATTTCCTATTAGCAACCCGTCTTGCGTATAGGCATGAACAAGTTCATTATCATTATCATTATCATTAACCATCGCAACAATAGGATAATTATACCCATCATCATGATAGAATTTCCTATCAAAGCAAATAATCCTTGCCTTTCTTCCGTCCCTTGTGCAGACTGGCTTGCCTTGTTTAGCTGCTTCAAGGTTAAATTCTTTTAGAGTCAGTTTACTATCCTTTTTATAAGAATATAATTCTTTTACAGCTTCTTCAAATGTTTCATAATCAATTAGATTATTCACATACTTGCCTACTAATCTTGTAAGCAGAGTATCTTCTGCTTTATAATTTTCTTCCATATCTTCTTTGTTTTGTTTTATCTCTATTGTTAAGGTTTTTGCCTTATAATTGTATACGAACCAAAAACCATCTCCACAAACATTATCAATGTCGAACACTTTATAGTGTTGATATAGTTTTCCTACACTTGT